AGATTGACAATCTCCAGATTGACGAGTTGTTGCGTTCCCTTCGCAGCTAGGATATAATAACCACCATGACCATCAACGTTAAGAATCGTGACACTGGCAAGCTTGTTTACTGTGGCGATACCATTGTTGGAATCTATAACGAGCCGTGGATTTTTCTTGCTATGTCAAGCCCAATGACAGTGTGGGTTCGTGACCCGATTACTGGTGCGGTTGTTGACTTTGACCCGTCCACTATGGTAATCGACGTGGACGTGGTAGCCTAACCTGTAGCCTTGGCACGGAGCTTGCACAGCCGCCGCGCCGTAGGCGCGGCTGGCATTATATCATAATAAAAAATAAAAGCAAGAGAAAAAAACTAATAATGTCCACCCACCCACGGGCAAACGGCGCATGTTAGTCCATCCAGCAACGGGAGTCAAGGACGAAAAAAAATGCATCCACCCTCTTGCACGCACACGGAAGCGCGTCTATAATAAGGGCATGACCAACCAAACCTGCAACGGACGGCACACGAAGAACGATGGTTCCTACTGGGTGAACGATGCGCGTGGTATCCCGCTTGCCCGCGTCTGCACCAAGTGCGAGGATGCGAAGCTTGCAAAGTATCGGAAGGACGTTCGCACGAACTCTAACTATTGGGCAGACGAGATTGTTGACGGCGACTAAGGTTCCAGCGTATAATATCCCGGCAGTTAACCCGTAGCACAAACGAGAGAAAAAAATGATCATCTTCCGTCGCCTCATCCGTTCCAAGGGTTCTCAGTCCGCGAAGCTTGTCGGTGGACACCGTTTCGCGGTGAATGTTAAGACGCTGATCGCTCATGCAAAGCAGACCCGTCACGTCTACGCTTTCATTGACGAGAACGGCAACGAAGGGACCATTCGTTCCGGTGTCCTCATGCGGACGGTTGATAGCCACGTTCGCAACACCCTGACGGTTCAGGATGCGATCCAGCGTCCCTTGCCGTTTTCGGTTGACAACACTCCCGAGGTTGTGATTCGGAATGGTGTGATTGCAGCCTAGTTGACAACCCCTTGGCTCCCGTGCTAGAATAAGGCGGGAGCCTTGGCATAGAGGTTGCAGCCGCCCTTCGGGCGTCGGCTGGCACGATTATATCATGGGCAAAAGATAAAAGCAACTAAAAAAAGAAAAAAAGAAAGTGGTTCCACCCCCTTGCAATCGTATGGGAGCGCGCATATAATATCGCCATGACCCAGACCGAGTTTCCCTTCCTGAGCAAGATCCGCACCTGCGAGGTTTGCAAGCACTCTTATGTTTCCGTGCTTGTCAACTGGGATCGTTGCGGAGTGTGCGAGGAAAACGTTAGGAAAGAAAATCTGAAATCAATACTTGCACGCTTCAACGTGAAGGAGTAGAATAACCGCCATGAACAAGCCAAAGCGAATCAAGATTGTTCTCCAGAAGAAGGCGTGCGTCAAGTGTCTGACGCAATGGCAGACTAGCAATAAGGATAGCAAGGTTTGCCCTTCGTGCGTCAATGACCCTTCAACAATCCTCACGCGGTGCCTTGCAAACATTGTGAAGCTGTGAGAGAATAAGACATGATCAAAGCAAAGCGGGTTGGCGGTCTTTACTTCCTGTCCATCGGTCGTCTCCAGATTTCATTTTGTGTCAAGCGTAAGCCTAGCAAGAAAAAGATGTTGGTCCCTCCGCAGTTCTGATGTATAATAACCCTCGCAGTTAACCCGTAGAACGAAAGAGAAAAAACAATGGCTACTTTCCTTGACGTGGCAGAGAAGCTTAACTCCTACAAGCGTTCCAACGGTCAGCGCGTGCTGTATGTGACCGATGCAGCGATTGTGCTTGACAGTCCGGTAGTGAGCGGTAACGAGGTTGCCGCCGTTATTGAGGGTCAGGTTTGCACGTTCACTCTCGGTGTCAACTGCTATCGTATGCTCCGCACGCGCCGTGTTGAGACTACTGAAACGTGGACGCTGGACGAGTAAGAAAATAAAGCTTGACAGCTTGCCGAGTCGGTGGCATAATAGCCGCCGATTTCGGCGGCTGCATATTATATCATAAGGAAAAGAATAAAGCAATAAAGAAAAGCACGGGAAGATAAGAAAAAAAAGATGTGCAGGCTCTTGATTCCCGTAGAGATTCCAGCGTATAATATGGGCATGAACGAGAACAACAGCTGGTGCAAGGATTGCGGCACGGAGAAGAACCTTGTCATTTTCTCCGAGGCTCCGAAGGTTGTCCTTTGCACGGAGTGCGCCATGTGGCGTGACAGCAAGATTGACAAGCGGTAAAAGCGCAAGGTATAATATCACCATGACCAACAACAACGGCGTCACCTTCTGCGATGTGTGCGACAACGAGTGCGAGCAGAGCGAGATCTCTGTGCGTGAGGACTTCAACGGTGAGTGCGAGGAAGTGTGCCGCACCTGCGTGGATCAGGAGAACATGACGGAGGATGAAGTGGACGAGATGAACATGTTGGAGGAGGAGTCTGACGCCGATGTGCGGGAAGATATCCTCGATATGTACTACAACGAATATTAGTTGACAGGCGTTGGGGGGTTTGCTATACTAGCCCCCCGCGCCGTAGGCGCGGCTGGCATTATACCCCATGTGTAGTGGCGAGTCAAGCTAAAAGCGCAGCGTGGAAAAAATAAATAAATGCTTGCGTGTACCCCCGGTTCATGAGAGTATGTGCGTATGACCAACAACAACATGACCATCGAGATCCGCGTGGGCGACGAGCTTCAGGAGATTGTTGTGTCCACCAAGTGGGAGATTTGCGAGCGTTGCGAGGGCAACGGCAAGCACGACCCTGAGTCGTTCTCCAACGGCTTTACCCAGAGCGAGTTCTATGAACTCTTCGACGATGAGGAGGAGCGCGAAAACTATTTCAATGGCAAGCACGATGTTGCGTGCCGCGAGTGCAACGCCTCGGGCAAGGTGCGCGTGCCTGACCTTAGCTCTCTCACGGACGAGGAGCGCGAGGGCTACGAGCGTGCGCTGGAGGACCGTGCCGACTACGAGCGGGAGTGCCGCTACGAGCGCCGGTACCTCGGGTACTAGTTGCCCCTGTCAAGGGGGTGGTGGTTGGCTAAATAAAAAAAATAAAAGCCTCCCACCCCCTTGACGAATATCCACAGGTATGGTAAACTAGCCGCCTCGTTCCTCGGCGGGAGGCTGGGACACCTATATTATATCACGGGTGGATAGGTAGCGCAAGAAATAAAAAAAGATATTCCACCACTTGCCCACCACCATCCTATCAAGGTAAGCTAGACACATAGGAGAAAAGATTATGGCGAGCAAAGACTACGAGAAGAACGATAAGTATTATGCAAAGCTTGAGCAACAGATTGAACAGGTTGCACTTATCATGCATAGGCTTAACAACATGTGGAGCTTCACAGGTTCCCAGCTGTCCTATGCCTGTGACAACTACATGCGTCCCCGTGACCTTGCCACACTAGAGGAGCGTGTGCATTGCTTGGTGCAGGCTTATGCTGCGCTAACAAAGAGTGTCACCTTGTATACATCTCAGGGATATGTCCTGCCAGCTTTCTGGGATAGTACGTTTGGCAAGCTAGGACAAGATATAATCTTTACCTTGCCTGAGATGCTGCATGTCAAAAAAGAAAAAGCCTTCTATAAAAATTTGATAAAGACCTTCACCCTTGCGTGGGGGGAGTCCCCCTCCCTCCCCCTGTAACGTCCATGGACCAGAAATATAAGTCTCTATGCTCTTGACAAGCGCGCTAAAAGGTGCCTATGGTCTTAAATATACACGGGACTAAAAAATGAAAAAATTCAAGTTCAAAATTGGTGATCTCATTGCATGTTATAATGATCCCGATAATTATAAAATAATACTCGGTTGGGTTGTAGACCGTTGGAAAAATAAAAAAGGCGAGAACAACTACCATGTACATTGGAGCGATATAGCCGATAATTCGGATTATATACAAACGCCAATAGATGAATATGGCGTAAATGAGTGTTATAATTTACTACAAAAAGCCATCGAAACGGACACATGGCATGGTAAAAAAATTCTGTAAAAAATTTTTTGGAAATTTTTCATGAAAAAATCAAAGTACAATATAGGTGACTTGGTAGCAACCTATGTCCAATTTGATGATAAAAATGATATATTATTATTAGGATGGATAGTTAGTAAAAATATATATGTTACTATCAATAATAGAATGACGTGGATATATGATATAGAATGGGCCGATGGTGAGCAGGAGGATGAAGTAGAAGAAGATGTTGTATATAATGTTATAAAGGCATTTCGGGAAGCAAAGCGCTATAAGCGTTGGACCCGAAGTAAATGGACATGATATATACGGAAGATGAAATAAAAAAACGATGTGTAGAATTAGTGAACGGACCCCCTCTGCCGGTGCTTGGCAAGGGGGATAAACGTTTTGGCATGACGCTAGAGAGGTATATGAATATCGATATAAACTCTCGCGTAACAAGCGATATTGAAAGTCTTGATTTAGAAATAAAAGCAAAAATAAAAAAAGAAACAGACCTAACGCTTTTTTCAACAAAACCTGCTTTTCTACGCTTGAATAGCGATGAATTCTTTCGTATTCATAACAAATTAAAAGATAACACTGAATCCTTGTACACGGACGTAGGCGGCGGCGTGAACTCATTTGGTTTGCAAATAAGCATCCAACAGACTGCTGAAGATATAGAAATGATTATCTATGATGCTGAACGGAATATAAATCGCGCTTCAATCAACTTTGGTCACATTAAACATATAGCAAAAATGAAAATGCGAAACCTCTTGGTCGCCTACGGCGACAGATTGGAGGTTGCGGGCGTCGAACATGTCCGGTTTGATTCAGTTCATATCCACCAAAATTTGAATTTGACGAACGAAAAGATTCGTGACTTTCTACTTAATAATAAGATGGTTTATTCTTTCAGACAGCGGAAGCGTCATGGTAAATACAAAGACCATGGTAGTGCATTCCGTTTGACGGATCCAAAATATTTGAAAGAATTGTATAGCAGTTATGAAGAGATACAACGTAAATGAGAGATGATATTCCAATTGGAACATTGGTTTCCCTAAGTGGTGAAGACATAGGTATTGTTGTTGATCATCACTATATAAAAGCTTGGCCGGATGAAAGCGCAGATAACATAAGATATAAAGTTATCTATAAAATCAATATCATCAATAAAAATTTATATAAATATTGCTATTCATATGAGATGGTAATATTAAGTGAATAGGCGATTCGATACAGGCGATCTTGTGCATTTCAAGATGGATAACGCATATTTTGGCTTATGTGTTGTTACTGGTTTTGGAAAAAATTTTTTTAAAGATGGGCAATATACTGTAGTTAATTGTGCTTCTGGTGAAGTGTATATTGCTTTTGATTATGAACTATTTTCCGTCGAAGAGTTTGGTATATAAAACTAATTATATACATGAGTCGTAAACTAAATGAATATATATATCCCTATAGAAAAATTAGTATTGGAAGCTTGGTAGAAGTAAAAATTATCAAACGTACAATAGATATATGCATTGTTACTGATAGAAATACTGGTTTACGAGAGAAAGACCATTGGTATATTGTTCGTAGCATATTTACCGATAAAGAATATGCCGCTTATCCTAATGAATTAAAAATTCTTAGTGGAGAAGTAGAAGACTAATTATTGTATGAATAAAAATAATTCCGCTGAATTTGATGCATACGTTGAGGAAATAAAAAAAGAATTTCCTAATTTTGAGATTGTTCCAAAACAAGATTCACGTTTAATGAAGTTTATATATAATGTAACGCTTATGCGTTTTTGGAATCCACAATTCATGGGATATTTTATAACAACTATGTTTGGTAAAGTATATATGCCTAAACAATATATTGGTATGCCTACAATGGTTGATGTTTTACGTCATGAAGTTGTGCATTTACGTGATATGAAAAAATATCCTGTACTGTTTGAACTAACTTATATCCTATTTCCTCTGCCAATTGTCTTTACTATGCGTGCTTTTTGGGAATATCGTGGTTATTGTGAAAGCATTTTAGCTAATAATGATAGATATGGTTATATTTCTAGCAATAGTATTGATTTTTTTGTGGAACAGTTTACTGGATCGAACTATTTATGGATGTGTCCGTTTCCTAAATTTGTTAGAAATAAATTTCTAAAATTTGCTAAAAGTAAAAATATAAAGGTAATATAATTATGAAAATTACAAAAGATTATTTACGTCAAGTGATTCGTGAAAGTTTAGAAGAAGTTGGCGAAAAAGAAAATACTAACCCATACTATTTAGTTGGTAAGATCTTAGGTACATTGAGTGGTATACTTAGTCTTTTAAGTGTTAGAAACATAAAAGACACTGAAACTGAGTTGGAATATGCTATAACAATAGTAAAAAAATTACAAGATAGATTAAGAAAAGAAAATTTACCAACTGTAAGTGAAAACAAGACTATATCCAAAGACTCAATCCGTCAAATGATTCGTGAAAGTTTGGAAGAAGCAGTATCTTCTGATCCTCGCATGGCTGTATATGATGAATTAATACAAGGTCTTAATAAAGTAGTAAAAAAATATAAAATTTTTCCCGATACCGATCAAGAAATGAATTTACTTATTGGTAAAGTACAACAACAATTAAGAGATATTAGAGATAATATAAAATAACATGAAACTTACAAAATCCTTTATTAAACAATTAATCCGTGAAGCAATAGATGATCCAAGTATTGCTGGTAGCCGTATGAGCGGAGAAGAAGTTTATCATGATGAAGAACGTTATAGAGAAGGCGAACAGGAAGAAAATGAAGTAATACGTGAACTAGAAGACGTTATTACTGGTTTAATGAATGTAAAAAGAAAGCTTGAATTAGCGCAAAAAAAAGAAAATAAATAGTTTTTAAGATACCCGCTCTGCCTCTATCCCTCGCTTCTGAGTGACATGCCCACTGATGGCGGGTTTTTTATTTTTTAAAAACTATTTATATATTATGTTCCGTAGAGCATGCTTTGTTAGCTTAGGTGATTTCGTGTATTCAAAAAAGGATACAGATCGAATCTATGGATACGTTACTTGGATAGATGAAAATAGTGAAACAGGTGAATTCTACGTAGAAGTTCATCATGATGATGACGCCGATCCTCTTTATTTTTATGACAACGAATTAGTAGTCATGAGAATGGAAAATGAGTAAAGATCATTTATTATTACACAATATAGGTGATTTAGTTTTAAGTAGAGATAAAAATAATAATATTATATTAGGATATATCACTGGAAAATTCGATGGACTTACAACCACTTATTACGAAGTAGAATGGTTGCACGGTGAAGGTTATATGTTTTATGGTTATTATGACATAATAAAGATGAAAGGGGAATTATTAAAGTTTAAAGAGGAAAAAAAGATTGGATGAGCATAGTATTGGAGATTTGGTTTTATCTTATACATATAACGGAAAAGCCGTTCTAGGAGTCATTAGAAATGAACAAATCTCCCCTATTGACAAGACGCACAATCTTTATGATATATTGTGGTTAGAGAAAGAAGAAGAGATAGTTAGTGGTTATTACACGCATATAACTATAACAAATCTTAAAAAGAATTTAGATAGTTATCTTTATGATTATGATAAAAAATAAACAAACATTAGAATTGCTATTGTATTCTTTAATAGCATTAAGTCTCATAACTGCTTCTGTATATCTTGCTTTTACATATCCTAACACGAAACCGGAGCCACGTTATAAAAATACAATACAACGTGATATAAATCCATAATATGAAAAAACTTTTACTTGCTATAGTTGTTTTGATGTGTACTGGCGTTGCTCCTGCGCCTATTATGAAGCCACTTGCATGGGAACAACCGGACAAACCGGGGCGGCAAAAATGGAGTGAACATACATTCCAGAATATATATCGTAATTTCGATAAGCTCGATAAAGCGATAGATATGCAATATTTTTGTCCTGAGTACAACAGGTTAAACCGTGATGAGCGTGTTAATGCTTGGGCGCAGCTTATAGCTGCAATCGCATGGTATGAGAGCGGTTGGAACCCCCGTGCCCGAGCCGTGCAGCCGTCTTTCGGCTATGATAAGGTAACGGGTGAAACTGTTGTGGCAGAAGGACTATTCCAATTAGGCTATATGGATTCGCTGTGGCGAGATTATTGCGAGTTCGATTGGTATGGGGATAGAAATCTAAATGATGATGACCTAAGCCGTACCATGATTAATCCGCGTAACCAAATACGGTGTACGGTTGGCATCCTAGCAGACCAAGTGAATCGCCACGGGCGTATAGTGATACCAAATGGGGCATACTGGTCTGTGCTCATGGAAGGGCATCGGAATCAACGTATAGACGGTATACGGCGTATGGTGATGCGTATAAAGGGTTGTCTTAACGAGGAGTAGATAATTTCTAGCGCGGCGTTGCCGCGCTTTTTATTTATAGTTAACTGTGTGGTATTATAATTGTTATGGATAAACTAAAAATATTTCTAGTTGGTTTTGCTTTGGTGAGTAATGGTATTTTTGCATGCTTTTTATCGCGGGCTATACAAAATGGAAGCATGCCTTGGTGGGCTTCGTATTTAACGAGTTTTATAAGCGCTTCTATATTCGCTTATCAACTTAGGGCAAAGCTGCTGCCTCTAACTCTCATGTCAGTATTCCAAACATTTTTCTTTCACGCCGCTTGGTATGCTACCGCCTTTTTTATATTAGGTAACGAATTAAAAGGTATTAAAATTATTGGTTTATTATTTGCATTTGTAGGTATGATTATGATGAGTTTATAAGGAGATATACATGAATAAGTTAACACAAGCACAAGTCGAGAACGCAAAAAATTTATCTTGCGAAGTATGTAGTTGTGAAGTCATGAAACAAGGTTTTGTTATTAAAACTGTCTCTGGTCTTTTGACTGGTGATTCTAAGGATACATTTGTTCCTGTCCCGGTATTTGCATGCATGAGTTGCAATCATGTAAATAAATTATTTTCTGAAGAATTAAAAATATCCAATCGAACGTCAAAATCCATTGAGCATGTTCAAGTATAATTAATTAAGCGAGTATTGACGCAGAGGAAAGGCCGATGTATGATGAAGAACCTTCTTATGAGGTTTTAAATAACATGAAAGTACTTACTCTGGCTTCCAACTATGAACCGCTTGGTGTTGTTTCTTGGGAGCGTGCCATATCTTTAATTTTTTCCAATAAAGTCACCACTTTAGAAGAATACGATAATATTGTTCGCTCCCCTTCTCTCACCATGAAAATACCAGCAGTTATTGTATTTAAAAACAATAAACGTGGTAAACAGAAAAATTCTGTACGATTTTCTAGAAAAAATGTATGGGTTCGTGATGAAGGAAGGTGTCAATATTGTCAAAAATACGTTTCAATATCAACATTTACAATTGATCACGTTAATCCTAAAACAGCTGGTGGAAAGACTGTTTGGGAAAATGTTGTTACCTGTTGTTATGATTGTAATCAAGAAAAAGGCGATAAACAATTAAAAGATGTAAATTTTAAACTAATTAAGCTACCGAAGAAACCAAATAGACTTCCATATATTCAAGAAATTTCTGATGGTTATTATAATTTAGAAAAAAACATACCTCAATCTTGGAAATTCTATTTAGAAAGATAAATAATGTATATAACTGCTATCGATACGGAAACTACTGGACTAGATCTCCGCAGGCATCAAATTATTCAACTAGGAGTAATTAAATATAAATTAGAAGATTGTGGTGATTTGAGAGTGTTAGAAAAATATCAACACAACATTAGGCCAACTAATATTAAAGCCGCCTCAGAAGAAGCATTAAGAATTAATGGATATAATGAAGAAGCTTGGAGAGATTCTGTTCCTTTTATCGATTGTTTTCCATTATTAGATAATGTATTTCAAACTTCTGAAGCGTTGATTGGTCAAAATCTTATTTTTGATTTACGTTTTCTTAAAAAAGAATATTGGCGTTATGGTCTTATTATGCCAAAAGTTCCAAAATATATTGATACAAAATATATGGGACAGCAACTGGTAAATGAAGGAAAAATTAAATCATGCTCTATGGACAGCATGTGTAAGCATTTTAGTATTAAATTTAAAGGTAGAGCGCATACAGCATTGACCGATTGCGAACGTACTGTTACAGTGTGGGAGCGATTGACTAAATACACAGAAACAAAATATTTTACTTTTGAGGAGCCATACGATGCATTCAAAAAGAACCATTCAAATGCCGGAAACGTTATCTAGTAAAGATATAGTAAGCATAGTCCATGTCTTTAAATCTATGTCTGGCGCTGCTAGACATGATTTTTTGTCTTCTCTTATGTTAGAGCATCCTAATCATTATAAAAAAATTAGTAAAGCTTTGGGAAAAGAATATAAAAATTCAATTGGGCTAGCATAGAGAAATGAAAATTATGTAACTAAATATATAGTGAGGGAAAAATCCCTCGGGAGGGTTACATATGTTTATGCCAGCAATAATTAAACAACACGAGAAACAAGCTGAAAAACGTTTAGAAATACCCGACTACACACAACAATATTACGAATATTTAGAAAAAAAGAAAGAAAAAGAAGAAAATAATAAACCAGAAACCGTAATTCACATCCAAATATACTAATTATTTAGAATTTTTAAGCTTAAGAGAACTACTTATGTCATAGCGCATAAGTAGTTTTTTTTATTTCCAATGAACCAACTTTTACTAGAAAATGTAAGTCACGAAGATCTAAAGAAATATCTTTTAGAGTTTTATAGCTATGCCTTAACAAAATTAAATATTAATAGACCACCAAAATTATTTTTTCAAAGAAATAAAATAAACGCAGATAACTTATTTGGAAAAACGGGTTATTATGATCCAGAAAAAGAGGAAATACATTTATTTATAACAGATCGACATGCAAAAGATATTATTAGATCTTTTGCACATGAATTAATTCATCATATGCAAAAATTAAAGGGCTTCGATCAAGAAATAGATTTATCTAAAACTAGCAGCGATCCTGCCTATGCTACAAATGATCCAGTATTAAGAAAAATGGAAAAAGAAGCATTTTTAGAGGGTAATATGTTGTTTCGTGACTGGACTGATATGAAAAAATTGGAGATGAAAAAAATGTTAAATGAAAAAAAAGAATCTACGTTTAAAGAAAAAGAAGCTGCTATTAAAAAAAGTTTAATAGATCAAGGAAAAACCGCTAAACAAGCTAAAAAAATAGCTCCTAAAATTGCAGGTGCAGAAGCTGCTGGTAGAACTTACCAAGGTCCGGGTAAACCCATGAAAGAAGTATCATACGAAAAATCTGGTCTTAATAATCCTACTAAGGCAGATCTTGATAAAAACCAAGATATTAGCGGTTATGAAAAAGCTCGCGGTAAAGCTATAGAAAAATCTATGAAAGAGGAAAATAATATGAAAGTAAAAGTAAACGAAGTAGAAAAAGAAGACACAGAAGAATTGTCCGGTACACCAGAAGATGTTGCTGGCTTAAAGGCAGGTTCTCGTAATCTAGGTGACGAACCAGAAGGCGTTGAACCAGAAGAAGAAATGGAATTAGATGTATCTGATGAAGAAGAAAAATTAGGTGGTGGTTTGCCAATGAAGTCGGCAGAACAAATGGCATTTGAAAAAAGATTTGGTGATATGGATCCAGAAATGCAAGGAAGATTTTTAGCTCGCTTAGCTCAACAGGCTAAAGATAAAAAAGCTGCAAAAATAGCTTTAAGTGCAGAATTAAATAGAGAAGAAAGAGCCGCACAAAAAGAAAAAGAAAGGGCTGGCTTTGCTAGTCTTCCCGGCGCTAAACCACCAATGGAAGAAGCATCGGCAACTTTAGCAGAAACAAAACAAAATCCATATCCTGTTTTATTTGAAAAAAAGGATCGTTTATTAAAAGAAACATTTAACACAAGAGAAGAAAGAATTTATAACGAATTAGTTAAACGTTTTCTTAAAAAATAATGTCTAGAAGCTTCATAATACCTTATGATTTGTCAAGAGTAAGTGCCAGCGTTGCTAGCGCAACTAGTTACGTTGGCACGGCTCAAGATATAACAGGAGGTGTTTATTTATCTACTGTAGTTTTTGATTCTACGTCTTCTTATTTAGCAACTATACCACAAACAACCGCTACCGGTACTTATTACTATCCAATAGTTGAGCAGCAAAATGCTGTTATAACAATTAAAAATAGTTTTTTACCTTATACATTAACGATTGGGAAAAAAGATTAATAACATGAAAGAATTATTATTTGAAAAAACAATAAATACTCTGCATGAAAATGGAAAATTAACTTTTAAGCAATTAAAAGAAATGATTTCAACTTGCTCATCTTTTGTTTTGGAAAATAAAAATATAGATAAAAAGAAGCAAGTTTTATTATCTTATTCATGTAATGAAGGAAAAGTAATCGTTGCAGATAATAAAACTGATATTAAAGAGGGTGGAAAAAAAATAAATGAATATGTAAAGACCTGTGAAGATATGAAGGAAGAGGTCATGTATTCATTAACTAATTTAGAAAATAATATTAATAGCATGAACCATGCTGATCAAGAGGAAATTTTCGGTCCAGCAGCTTCGATATATTATAAAATTAATATTTTAAAAAACCCAGAAGATGCTTTAAATTATAATACAAAAGATGTAAATATTTTTCCAGAAGGTCATGGAGAATATAATAATGAAGGAAAATTATTAATTAATGAAGTAACCAATCAATACAATAAATTTAATTCTTTATTAACTGAATGGCAGGCAAAAAATTTACAAGAAAAGTATAGTTCTGAATGTAACGCTATTGGAAAATTAAAAGAATTACATAATAAACAATATGTAAATTTAGCTAATAGCAAAATGAATAATTGTCTTTCATCTGTAAATTCATATATAAAAAATGATCGTTTTGCTTTAAACGATAATTCATCTATTAATGATTATATGTTGTCACGTATTTATATATTGCTAAACACTATTCTAGATCGATCAAAGACTGGCGAATATGGTGCTATAGCAAAGATGAATATGGCTAAACGCATTCTTGGAATTGGTGGAATAAGTTATCAAGATATTAATAAAGTATTAGAACCAGAACAAATTTCTTATATTAAAGAAAATATATTAAATAATCAAAGCAAAAACCAACTTCTTGAAACAGCGATTAGGCCAATAGAACAAGTAATAGTAGAATATTCAAGTAATATTTTAAAATCAACACAGTCTCTTTTATCTCTTAATGAAGATGCTTCTTCTAGAAGAGCTTATAAGCAAATTAATAATACTTTAAAATTTATAAATATGAGTAGCGGTTTAAGAACATTAAAAAATGAATTAAAAAATTTAAGACATGTAGATAGAAATATAAATAATTATAACAAATCTTTTATTTATGAAGGTCAAATATACAAACCAAATTATTCTTATAAGCCAATAAACGAATTATTAAAATTATTTAAACCTTTAAATGAACAAGTTATACAAACAAAAATTGTAAATGAAAATAATATTTATGATATAATTAATGAAACAATAAAAAAACGTGGTAATAAATATTGTTTAATTTCTAAACAAAATAAACGTAATTTGGGTTGTTATAACACAAAAGCTGGTGCGGAAAAAATAGAAAAACAAGTACAATATTTTAAAAATGTAAAAGAAGAAACTTCTATGTCGGGTGGTAGTGTTGCTATTGGTGCTGTTCCGAAAGAACAAACGGAGTCATAATTTATGGATCAAATTAATGAATTAAGAAGTTATATAAGAAGCGTATTGTTAAAGATACGCAATGAACAAAAACAAAATTTAAAACAAGAACTCCGTGAAGAACGCGCCTTGAGAAAATTAGTTCGTAAGATGCTATTTGAAGTAAAAGAAACATCTCCACATGAATTAACAGGAATTAACGTTTTAGAAAAACTTCTTGGAAATATCATGCCTGTAATTGAAACAGGATATAAAAGCTTAACCACTGATCCACAGCAACGCAAGTCATACGGAGCGCACATTCTAAGAGCCGTACAGAATCTTCTAACTATTCCATCAATGTATTTCAGTCTAGATAAAAAAACAGATATGAAGACTGGTGCTGGTGATGAAGAACAAAGCTTGGAAGAGAAAGAAGATGTTAAAGTAAAAATAGGTAAAAACGTTCCAGATGAAGAAAAGTTTATTGATATAAATAAACAAAATAAAGAAGATACAGAACAAACTAACAAAGATCCCATGTTAGCCTTTCAAGAAATTAAAGGTGAAGATCATACTGGAAGGTCTTTCGCATTAGAAACTTTTAAAAAGGTACAAAAACAAATTCTTGAATCTTACTCAACTCTTTCTAACGAAACAGACAGAGAAGTTTTTGAAGAATATTTATTAACAAATATTAAGTTGTATCTAAAGAACTTTGAAGAAGAACTTTCCGATACTCCACCAGTTCCAACAACTCCATCTTATGAAGCTGCCGCATCAAAGGTTGATGCCGGTACGGTAGGAAGTGAAGCGCCGCCAGCGGAAGAGCCACCACCAGTAGAGGCTTAATAAGAAATAGGATAATGTTGACGGCCAGCATTCAAACAGCATAAGACGCAAAAATTTGTTTGTTAACCCATCAAAAAAGGAAAATTTATGAATCCAGCAAAACGTAAAAAGCTTTTAAGATTTAAATTAGATCAAGAAAAATTAGCTAAAAAAATAGAAGTAAAACCAGCTGAAGTATTAGTACAAGAAACTGTATTAGTAATTAAAGAAGAAATAAAAGAAGAAATCAGCGTTACTCAGGAACAACAAACTACTTTGGAAGTTTCAAATGTAGAGTTAGCTTTAAAACCAATTGAAACTGTAGAAGTTAGTGAGACTAAGAAAGAAAAGAAAAAGAAATGGTCTTCACAAGATGCATAGTTGTGTTATAGTAGGATAATGATAACTAAAACATATAAACAAATTGGTGAAGAAATTGGTAGTTTAGTAGATGAAAAAAATGCAGCATATGGTAGTTCATTTGCTGAGTCTTATAAAATTTTGAGCGTCCTGTATCCTAATGGAATTAATCCAGAGCAATATACGGACGCTCTTGCTATTATAAGAGTAATAGATAAATTATTTAGAATAGCTAATAAAAAAGATGCTTTTGGTGAATCACCTTGGAATGATATTGCCGGATATGCAATATTAGGGGTCGCTAATGACAGTTCTAAAAACTCATCTAAGTAAAATAAAACAATATAAAGATAATACATGTAAAGATTATTCTATCTCTAAATTATTAAGAGAGCAAAAAAAAAGTAATGATCTTTTTGAAACAATGCTTTGTAATATAAGTCTTGAAGATATAATAGCATTAAGACTAGAGTTGGCTTATAAATCAATTGGCGTAAGATTATATGGCTTTCCAATATGGAGAAGCACTAATTATATTGTTCAAGAAGCTTTATTAAAGTATGCAGTATCTATAAGTACTTCTAAAGGTGAAGCGGCTAGATATCTTGGATTAAATGTTGATAAATTTATTAAATTTCTAAAAAAATATAAAATAGATACTTATTTTAAGAGGAAAGTAAATGCTGATCACCGAAACACAACTTAAAAAGATTTATCCTAATATAAAAAAAGATAAACTAGAATTATATGTTAAAGCTTTTAATAATGTTTTTCCTTCCTATGGCATCAATACCTCTAGACGGATTGCTGCTTTTCTTGGACAAGTTGGGGTCGAAAGCGGAGAACTCAAATACGACAAAGAACTAGCATCAAAATATAATAAAAAAGATCCTAGTAATCGATTTGAATCCGTTGGAACTTTATACGAAGGAAGAAAGAATTTAGGTAATACACAAGTTGGTGACGGTCCTAAATTTATTGGTCGTGGCATTCTCCAATTAACTGGAAGAGCTAACTATGAAAGCATGTCTAAAATACTAGGAATTGATTTAGTTAATAATCCTGAATTAGCATGTGATCCAGAAATAAGTACTAAAATTGCTTGTGAATATTTTAAAAAACGTGGATTATTAGAATTAGCTGACGAATGGAATCTTGATGAAATTACTCGTAGAGTTAATGGTAATGCAAAATTACATCACGATATAAGAGTTAAATATAGTGAGGCTGCTTTGAAAGTTTTAGATATTAAATAGTTAATATTAGGTAGTTGGCTTAAAAGTAGCAATCTTTAATGAGTGAGACAAAATCCTTGGCTAGTAGATATATGTCCGTTAACAGCGGGGAGTTAAGTGTAGTTTGCCCGAAGAAAGCGCAACAAAACCCGAAGATAGTTGCGTAGACAACAAGCTGATAGGTAAGCTCCAATATATCATAAATCTTGGGGGTTGGGTAATAGGAAAGTCAGATTCGTTTGATGGGACAGAAATAAACTTAAGATATAATCATTGAAAAGATTGTATTGTTTACTTCCTCCCTCTCTTTGGTGTAGTAACACGCCTAATATTGATGTTGTTAAAAAAATATGAAAAAAATTAAAATTGGCAAATGGAATTATAGAGTTTTTAAAACTATTAAATCTAATGGCTTAGAAGAATATGGAATAGTCGAAGTATATTATGATACTAAAGACAATCCAGCCAGTTATACTGATTATCAGATTCCTTGGGGAGAATCTTTAAAAGATTTGAAATGGGAACTTTCTTCTATGTTAAAATCCTGTAGACAAGATGTATTAACAGAAGAAGATTTTAAACCGAGAAAAAAGAATGCAAGAAAAAAAATGGAAAGATGAAAAAATCTTCTCTTGTTTTGAAGAAGCAGAACAATATAAAAATACCTTACAAAACTCCCCAGAAGGTGCTACAATGGAGTATAAAATAAAACACAAAGATGGCGTTTTTATTATTAGAAGCAGAATACATCCAGAACTTATAGAAGCTGTTAAAGAAATAGATGAAAAGCTTTCAAAAAAGAAAGGTAAAATATGAGATTCATTAAACGATTAGAGGAAGCAGTAGAGCAAGAAACAAAAAAGCGTAAGACTAGTGAACGCGATGATCGTGATCTTGACGTTGAAGTAGATGATAACCATATTTATTTTTATACTGATGTAACTAAAGAAAGCGTTCTTAATCTAAATAAAAATTTAGCTAAAATCGAAACAGATATGATGCATACTGGAAATGTTTTAGGTATTCCAACACCAGAAATTAAATTACATATCAATAGTCCCGGTGGTAGCTTGTTCGACGGATTAGCAGCAGTAGATTATGTTCGTAGAAGCCGCGCACCAGTTCATTCTGTCATTGAAGGAATGGCAGCTTCTGCGGCAACACTTATATCAGTTATGGCTCATAAGCGCTCTATTAATAAACATTCATACATGTTGATTCATCAGCTTTCTTCTGGTGCTATTGGAAAGTTTGAAGAACTAATGGACGATATGGAAAATAATAAAGCTTTGATGAAAGCTATAAAGCAAATTTATCTGGAGCGCACAAAGATTCCAGAAAACTTGTTGAAAGATATCCTTAAAAAAGATATCTATTTTGACGCAAAGCAGTGCCTGAAGTATGGTTTAGTAGATCAAATTCTAGAATAAAGGAAAATAAAATGAAGACACTCGTAATGACCGCAGTAGTAGCAGCAATGTTCGTAGGTTGCACTAGCAAGACCTCTGCACCAGCAGCAGGTTCTACTTCCACAACCGCTCCAGTAGTAGAAGTTTCAGCACCAGCAATCACCACACAAACTTCCCCTTCTGTAGCCGCTCCAGTTGCCCCACAAAGCGCTGTAGTGGCCCCATCAGCAGGTGGCGCAGCCTCTGCCGCAGCAGCATCTGGTAGTGCCTCTGGAAGCTCCACAGCAGTTTCTACTGGCGCAGCAGGCGCAGTTGCAGCACCAGCAGTAGCAGCAGATAAGAAGTAATTTTTATTAATCCCGCAGGTGACGGCATGGGGAGTCTGTTTTTTAATAGACAAATAGATGTCGTCTTTATTGTTTCCATCTACCATCTTTGTTTAAGAAGTGGTTTTCCATATGACAAGTAGGACATAATACTTCTAAATTTTCTATAGTATTATTTTCTCTGTTTCTATCTTTATGATGAACTTCTAATACTTCTGGTATTTTAGAATAATCGCATTTTTCACATTTTACTGCTTTACTTCTAAAAGCTACATCTCTGTATGCCCTGCCAGCGTTTGTATAATGCGGCGGTTGAATTTCTTTTATTCCACCAATTCTTTGAGCGATATCTTTGTGTTCCCTACAGCAAAAATATAAACCGCTTCTTGATATTTTCTTTTTTGATGGTGCTTTGTAAAACATCTTCTTACAGTAAGCACATTCAACGTTTGGTTGATTAATTAAAGCAAATTTTTCTATTTTTTGTTTTTTTATAGCTTCATATGTACATTTTTTGGTACAATACTTCCCGTTGCCTCTATTTACTTCTGATGAACGTGCTTGAAATTCTTTGTTACAGTTTAAGCATATTTTTAAATATGTAGTCATATATATCCTTTGGGCTGATAGTTAAATTGGTATAACATTTCCCTTGCACGGAAAAATCTGGAGTTCGACTCTCCATCGGTCCACTTATAATTAGTGTAGATTAACTGTTTTGCACCAAAAAAAGGTATCTCCAAAATGAAAATTACAAAAGAATCTTTAAAAAAATTTATTAAAGAAGAATTAGAAAAAGTTACTGAAGAATTAAACCCTTTAGAAAAAGAAAAAGAATTAAAAAATAATATAGAATCTTATCTTTCCTCAATTGAAGAAAAAAAGAAAGACTTTGCAATAGATGCTCTTATTTCTTTTTTAAATTACCAACGTCAAAGCACTAAAGATAAAATGGCTTTAGCAAAAGCTAGACAAACTAAAAAAAATCTACCATTTAGGTCATATACGCCATAAAATTTTATGAAACAAAATAAATCTAGCAATACAATGTGGCTAAGAATAATGGTAGTACTTAATACTATTGCTGTTGCTAGTTATATTTTTTACGGTGAGTGGGAAAAAAAACAACCACGGATGGTAAAACATGTTTGCCAAACCGTGGCTACTGACCAAGATAAAGGTTTGGTCGCCCTTACTTGCTTAGAAGACTAGACATTCTCTAGTTGCCACAATCCCTCTGCAAGTGCCAATAATGTTTTAGCATTCTCTAAACTAACACATATTGATATATGTTCATAATGAACTGTACGCTTGCTTAATAAACCAATAACTTTGCCTTTATAAAAGATTCCAGAACCACTATGACCGGGAGCAGAAGGAAGAGTAATAATTTCTTCATTGTTTTCGTCTAATCCCATAAATCTACCATCTGTTACGATGAATATATTTTTTGGATGATATCCCAAAGCAGCACCAGAAATCATTACGCTAGCACCAACTGGTGGTAATTCATCAGCTAATTCTCTTGCTTCTCCTGCAATACAAGAGCTTTTAATAACTGATAAATCTTGTTTTTCGTTTCCTGCCATTGGAAATGCAACGCATTTTTCACCATCTAATCTTTCAACCATCATTTCAATTTTATCTATTTGGAAGAAATAGAATCCGCTTTCGTCTATCTCTAAAGTTGTTTTTTGTGGATGTGTCACATGAGCAACGCTCAATATTAAACTTTCTTTTTTATTAAAGTTATTTCTGACTACAACGCCGGAACCCGTCCAGCTTTTTTCTTCACTCTTTTCTTTAGTTTCTTCTGGCATGCTTGCATTTATACCTAAAACGCTAGCTAAATTGGTCCTATGACCAGAAATTTTTGTATAAATCTTAACTGTGCTGCTCATTGCTTCTCTTGCATCGTATCCTTCTTGTGCAAATAGACCGCAACGTTTAAAACAACCGCTCATCATTACCAACATCATCGTTAAAACTATTAATTTGTGTTTAATCCATGCTTTATTCCCTTTCATTAGATACTCTCCTCCCTATAAAAGTAGGGGCTGATCTATTATTAACTAGTAACGAAAAAAATGTTCGGCATTTTCACTAAGTTTATACTATTTACTTCTTGGTCTTTTTTTATTTACAAACTTATAGAATTATGCAATAATATTAATATATTGGAGTGATGGCCGAGTGGCTGAAGGCACAGGTTTGCTAAACCTGCGTATTCGAAAGGATACCGATGGTTCGAATCCATCTCACTCCGTTAACTATTTTAGTTACTAGTTAGTATATGATCATTCAGTTGAATCCAATGATTCCTGTTTATAGTCTAAAGCACAACATGAAAGGATATGCTTTTTTAGTTATAGACTATTCTCAAGAACATGATTTATTATTTACTGTTGCGCTTGAAAATGGAGAAATATGGACTTTAAAAAATCAAGAACTAAGATTTTGTAAAAATATTTCTTTAGATAGGGAAAAAATGGAGAAAATTTAATGAGCGATATTAAAAATGTAGGCACTCTTAAAGTTTTAGAAATAGTAGACAATCCTGACGGTACAGCAACAATACATTTTGATATTAGTGAAGATTTTCAAGCAAATTTAGTACGTGAGATGGGTTGGCCTGAATGGTCACAAGAGAGATTTGAAAAATTAGTTTTAGAAGCATTAGAAAAAGCAGTAGCTACAAAGCTTGTTGACCGCGTAGAAGATTAGTAGTATAGTGTTATCACTATGCAAACCACCACCACTACCAACGAAACACTTAATACTCCTGATACTCGTAATATTGTTGATAAATATAAATTCGATAGGCTTACTAAATGGACTACAGAATTGATTAAAAAAGACCTTCAACAAAAGTCTTTTCCATTTGCAGTTATGATGGAAAATCTTGTTGGTGATTTTAATTTGTCTTCTGTTCTGCGTTCTTGTAATGCAATGAATGGTCGTGAAATGTTCTATCTTGGTCGTAAACAATACGATAGACGTGGAACCGTTGGGACTCATCACTATACCGATATAATCAATCTAAAGGACCGCGAGGAGCTTCTAAAGTTAAAGGAGCGTTATACTTTTGTTGCACTTGAGAACAGTGTCCCACAGGCAGAAAGTATTTACGATTTCCAATGGCCTGAGAATCCTCTTATTATCATCGGGGAAGAAGGTGTTGGAATTACTCAAGAGACTCTTGCATTGTGTGATAGATTTGTTTATATCAATCAATATGGTAGCGTAAGAAGCATGAATGCAGCAGTAGCTGGAAGTATTGCTATGAATGATTTTGTAATGAAATATGTAAAAAATAACAACAACATGCGTTAGAATACTATTTATATCGTGCTAATAGCCGCACGAAGGAATACATAATGTCTAAAAAATATTACGTGTTGGACACAAACGTATATCTAAGCGATTGTGACGCAGTATTCGCGTATAAGAATAATAACGTAGCAATTCCATTAAAAGTATTAGAGGAAGTTGATAAACATAAAAAGCGTCAAGATGGTGTTGGAGCTAATGCAAGACAGTTTATTCGTACTCTTGATGAATTACGTGAAAAAGGTAGCCTTGACGAAGGTGCAAAGCTCGGCAAAGGAAAAGGAACCATCTCAGTAATTCCTTGTGACTTATCTCTATTACCAACTGGTTTCGAAAGGGATAATGCTGACAATCAAATTATTGCCGCCACTTTAACACTTATAAAAGAATTAGGCGATAACAAAAATGTATTCTTAGTATCTCAAGATATTAATATGAGAGTTAAGTGCGACTCTCTTGGTATCAATACCGCTGATTATATTCCAAATCAAATCGTAGAACGAGCAGAAGAAGTATTTACTGGCTTTACACAATACCTTGTAGATGATGCTTTTATTGATCGTTTCTATGCTGGCGAAAAGATTTTATTAGAAGAAAAAGATATTAAGCTCCATCCTAATCAATTCTTGATGCTTGTATCTAATGCTAACGATAAAAAAACAGCACTAGCTAGATTTAGAGCATATAACTTACCTCTTACTAAAGTAAAAGAATATAAAAATGGTATTTGGGGTATACATGCAAAGAACAAAGAGCAACAGTTTGCTCTAGAGTTGTTGATGGACCCAGAAGTTAAGATTGTTTCTATTATTGGTCGTGCTGGTGGCGGTAAAACTCTTAACGCATTGGCGGCTGGCCTTCAGCAAATCCTTGATGATAAGGTTTATAAAAAGCTAATCGTATCACGCCCAGTTCAACCAATGGGTAAAGATATTGGTTATTTGCCGGGAACACTAGAAGAAAAAATGTCACCTTGGTTAGCACCTGTTCAAGACAACCTTGAATTCTTAATGGGCGATGATAAAGCGCATCTACAGATGTTGATGGAAGCTGGAACAATTGAAATGGAAGCATTGACTTATATTCGCGGTCGTTCTATTGCTAATGCGTTCATTATTATTGATGAAAGCCAAAACTTAACATCTCACGAATTAAAAACTATAATTACTCGCGTAGGTGAAGGTACAAAAATTGTATTAACTGGAGATATTGAGCAAATCGATAATGCATACGTAGACGCTACAACAAATGGTCTTACATATGCTGTAGAAAAATTAAAACCATTTGAAATCTCTGGTCATATAACATTAAAGAAAGGTGAGCGCTCTGCTGTTGCAAGTTTGGCAGCTCAAGTATTATAATGGAAAATCCTCAATTAGATGAAGTAGTTCAAAAAGTCAACCCAATGAAAGAATGGCTTGTTGATTACGTTGGAAACAAACTCCAGCCACAAAACAACGAAGTTACTGTAGCCATGCTCGTTGAAGCAATGGCTGATGAGTTCCCAGAGTTTGTTCTAGCAGTAGCAGAAGAGAATTTTATTAGAGGATATCAACAAGCCTTCGCAGATCTTGAATCAAAAGGTGAAATAAAAGAAACAAATGAGTAGTATTAATTATGTCAAAAATTCTGCTAAAAAAAATCAAGCAGATTTTAAACAATTAAATTTGTTTAAAGACATAATGGTTGTCATTAAAGATCCACTACCAGAAGAATATAATCTAAAAACTATTCTAAAAAAAATAGAAAATAATATTCCAAGACATTTATTTAATGATTTAGATATTGTTTATGTTGGTGCTTTTAAAGAATTAAAAGCTAGACAAGTAGAATCAGCCTATATGGATGGAGCGATATACTTAAGCAACGAACAACCTAGTGAAGAAAATATATATAATTCAATAATACATGAATTAGCTCATAACGTAGAAAAAGTATTTGAATATGAAGTTTATGGAGATGATAAAATTCTAGAAGAATTTCTCTCTAAAAGAAAACAATTAAGAAGCATATTAGAATCAAACAATCTATATTGTGACTCAATCCTATACCTTAGACCGGAATTGACTAGAGATTTTGATAATTTCTTATTTAAGACAGTAGGATATGATAGACTATCGTTGTTGTCAGCAAATCTTTTTATATCTCCCTATTCTGCAACTTCTTTAAAAGAATATTTTGCATCTGGATTTGAGCATTATTTTGCAGATGAAAATCCTGAATACATTAAAAAGATATCTCCAAAATTATATAATAAAATTATTGCCTTGACAAAGATATATTAATTAGATATAATGTACCTAGAAAGTGTAGGTACAAAATGTCTAATCATATATCTTTTTCTGCTTTAAAAATTTGGAATGATTGTCCTTTTAAGTATAAGTTAATTTATGTAGATAACGTTCAGAAATTTCGTGGTAGTGAACACACGGCTTTTGGAACTGCTCTCCATGAAGCTTGTGAAAAAAAACTGTTAGATAATAACATAAATGAAGTTGAATGTTTTAGCTCTAAGTTTGAAGAAGAACTAAATAAAATTCCTTCTGATATAACAGTAGATAATAAACTAATAACTGAGATGAAAGAGCAGGGAAAACTGCTATCTACGATGGCGCTGCCCGCTCTTAAGGAAAAGTTTGGTAACTTTAAAGTATTATCTGCCGAAGAAGATATTCTTGAAGCAATCAATAAGATCCCAGAACTAAGTTATAATTTTAAAGGATACATCGATTTAATTCTTCAAACTGAAGATGGGAAAATCCATATTCTAGATTGGAAAACGTGTGCATGGGGTTGGGATGCAAAAAAGAAAAGCGATCCAATGATTACATATCAGCTTACCTTTTATAAGTATTTCTATGCTCAAAAGCATAAGATAGATCCAAAAAATATTGAAACATATTTTGCTCTCCTTAAGCGTACAGTAAAAAAAGACAATGTAGAAATATTTCGTGTAACTAGCGGAGATAAAAAAACAGAAAATGCATTTAACTTATTAACAAAAGCACTTTATAGTATTAATAAGAATTTTTTTCCAAAGAATCGCTTAAGTTGTAAATATTGCGAATTCAATAATACAAAGGAATGCCCATGAAAACAGCAGTCGTAACAGGAGTTACAGGACAAGATGGAAGTTATCTTGCTGAATTATTATTAGAAAAAGATTATAAGGTAATTGGTTTAGTTCGCAGAAGTGCAATGGAAGATAAAAAGTTTTATAACATAAGCCATCTTCTACAGAATCCTAATCTAATTTTAGAAAATGGAGATTTGACCGACTCACCATCTTTATGGAGAGTCATAAAACAGTACAAGCCAGATGAATTTTATAATCTTGCTGCACAAAGTCACGTAGGCGCTTCTTTTACATCCCCCGAAAGCACTTTAGAAATAAATGCTACCGGGGTTTTAAATTGTCTAGAAGCGATTCGTAATCTAAAGCCAGATACAAAGTTTTATCAAGCGTCTACTAGCGAGATGTTTGGAGATAATATGAACGCACCACAGAACGAAGAAACAGTTTTATCTCCTGTTTCTCCTTATGCTTGTGCAAAAGTTTATGCACATAATTTGGTTATTAACTATCGCAAAGCTTATGACTTGTTTGCGTGTTCTGGTATTCTTTTCAATCATGAATCTCCCCGGCGTGGAGAACAGTTTGTAACACGGAAAATTACCAAAGCAGCTGCTAGAATTAAGCTTGGTCTTCAAAATGAACTAAGGCTTGGTAATTTAGAAGCCAAACGCGATTGGGGATATGCAAAAGAATATGTAGAAGGAATGTGGATGATGATGCAATATCACACCCCGGATGATTACGTTCTGGGCACAGGCGTAACACATACAATAAGTGAATTTATTACTTGCATATCTGATATTGCTGGTTATAATTTATTTAATCATGTAGTTATTGATGATAAATTCAAACGTCCTAGTGAAGTTCCTTTATTGCTAGCAAATCCTTCAAAAGCAAAAAGAGTATTAGGATGGCAACCAAAAACAGATTTAAAACAACTAGCAGAATTAATGTATAATTCTGATCTAGAAAAGGAAAAAAATAATGTCAAATAAAGTAGTTTGAGTTCCCACGCTGCTAATTATAAGCGTAGGAGGACAAACAAATGATTAAAAATTGCATTATTTGTGAAAAACAATTTGAAGCAGCAAGCTGGGCAACAAAAAGTTGCTCCAAACAATGTAGATTAAAGCATAATAATAGTCGTAGAAAGAAAACAAATCTAAATCATTTAGATACATTTAACTGTAAAGAATGCGGTATAGAAGTTACAAGATATAGAATACGTAGCGGTTTTTGTTCTCGTTCTTGTGCATCAAAAAAATATATAGCTGATGGTACTTTTAATCAATGGAAAAAGTATATTCCTAAGAAAAGAACAGCAGAAGAAGAAGTAAATCTTAAATTAAGAAAAGGTGTTTCTAAGCTAATAAGGTTTTATTTATTTAAACAATTAATACCAAAAACTTCTTCTACTTGGAAAAACCTACCGTATACGCCAAAAGATTTAAAAGAGCATCTAGAAAAACAATTTGATGATAATATGTCTTGGAATAATTATGGAAAATATTGGACTATAGATCACATAATTCCGCAATCAAAGCTTTTGTTTAAAGATTTTAACGATGAAAACTTTTTAAAATGTTGGCGTTTAGAAAATTTAAGACCATTAGAAAAAATTGCTAATATAAAGAAAAGTAACAAAATTATAGGAGAAACAAATGGAACAGAAAAAGAAAATTAAGATTTTGACTCTAGGGGATCATCCTCTCTCACCATCTGGCGTAGGTAGTCAATGCAACTACATTTTCCAAGGGCTGTTAAAGACAGGAAAATATCAAATTATTTCTCTTGGTGGAGCTATCAAGCATCAAGATTATCGTCCAACTAAATTCCATGAATATGGAGATGATTTTGTTATTATTCCAGTTGATGGCTATGGAACTCCAGAACTAATACGTAATCTTTTAATGAAAGAAAAGCCAGATATCCTTTGGATGATGACCGATCCACGCTTCTACACTTGGCTTTGGAATATTGAACAAGAAATTCGTCCAAATATTCCAATTGTGTATTATCACGTATGGGACAACTATCCATATCCAAAGTTTAATCGTTCGTACTATTTATCAAATGATAAAATTGCTACTATTTCCAAGCTTACGAGCGATATAGTACGTGTAGTAGCACCAGAAGTAGAAGAAGAGTATGTTCCTCACGCAGTAAGTCCTGAATTGTTTAAAATTCTTGATGAAAAGGAATTTGCTCATTTACGCATTAAAGATAAAACTCTATTCTTCTGGACTAATCGCAATGCTCGTAGAAAGATGAGTGGAAGTGTTGTTTGGTGGTATAAAGAATTCCTAGATAAAGTAGGACACGATAAAGCATTTCTTTTGATGCATACTGATCCTAAAGATGTGCATGGTCAAGACTTGATTGCCATTGCAGAAGAATTAGGTCTTACAAAAGATAATTTTGCCATTTCTCCCGGTAAAGTACCAGCAGCGGATATGGCAAAGTTTTATAATGCCGCAGATTGTACTATTAATATTAGTGATGCAGAAGGCTTCGGGCTTTCATGCTTAGAAAGCCTATCCTGTGGAACACCAGTTATAGCAAATAAAACTGGCGGCATGCAAGATCAATTAACTGATGGCGTAGATACATTCGGCGTATTGATTGAACCAGCAAGCCGCGCAGTAATCGGTTCACAAGAAGTGCCATATATTTATGAAGATCGCGTTAGCAATACAGACGTTGTGAATGCGATGATAAAGATTCATAATATGACCCGCGAAGAACGTAAGGCGCTTGGTAAAAAAGGTTATGATAATGTCCAAAAGAACTTTAACTTTCAAACATTCCAAGAGACTTGGGATAAACTATTCAGTGGCGTTCATGAAAAATTTGGTTCTTGGGAAACACGTAAAGGCTACAAATCTTGGAGCGTAAAGGAATTCTAAAATGAAAAAAATATTAATCAGCGGTCCAGTATTGAGCAGAAGCGGCTATGGTGAAATGGCACGTTTCGCATTACGCTCATTATCAAAACAAAATGTAGATTTATATGTATTACCTACTGCTTGGGGAAATACTGGATGGCTTCATGAATACAATGATGAAAGAAAATATATCGATTCTTTAATTTCTAAAACACAAATTTATATTCAACAAAACAATGGACAACCTAAATTTGATGTTTCTGTGCAAGTGAGCCTGCCAACAGAATGGAAAAAAATGGCACTAATCAATATTGGGTATACAGCCGGAATCGAAACTAATATTATTTCTCCAGCTTGGCTTGAACCATCACAACTAATGGACAAAATAATTGTCATAAGCAATCACGCTAAAGCAGGTTTTATAAATACAGTTTTTGGTGATCAAACAGGTCAGCAATATAGAGTAAAAACACCCGTAGAAGTAGTACATCTTCCTTATAGAAACGTAGAAAAGAAAGATTTAGATTTGCAATTAAAGTATGATTTTAACTTTTTATCTGTATGTCAATGGGGTCCAAGAAAGAATCTTGATCAAACAATCATTGGATTTCTAGAAGAATTTCGTAATGAAGAAGTTGGTTTAGTATTAAAAATTAATACTTCTAATGATTCTACTATGGATAGAAGTCTAACTCAAAAAAGATTAGAAAATCTTTTAAGTAACTATCCAAATAGAAAATGCTCTATAACACTTCTACACGGTCATTTAAGCGATGGAGAGGTGGAATCACTATACACGCATCCAAAAATCAAGGCAATCGTTTCTACAACCCACGGTGAGGGCTTTGGGCTGCCATTACTAGAAGCAGCTGTTAATGTATTACCCGTAATAGCTACAGATTGGAGCGGACATACAGATTTCCTATATCTACCAGAAAATGAAGAAAAAAAGCGTATGTTTGGTAAAATTGATTATGATTTAAAGCCAATTGAAGCTATTCATGTTTGGAAGGGTGTTTTGGAAGAAGGAACACAATGGGCTTATCCAAAGATGGTTAGTTATAAGGATAGATTACGTGATTGTTACAAAGATTGGGGACGTTATAAATCACAAGCCAAAAAGCTATCACCTTGGATAAAAGAAAATTTTTCACAAGAAAAATTATTTTCTAAATTTACCGATAATTGTATTTTAAAAAATGAATATGATGATATTATAAATAAATATGAAAATATGGATAAGATATAATGAAAATAGTATATATTGGACAATTTAATGATGCATGCGGTTATGCAAATGCGGCAAGAAAATATTTAAAGATTTTTGATAAAGACAAATATTTTAAAGAAAATCTCATTCTTGTAAGTGTTAATGCAGAAAAGAAAAATTATGCTTCTAAAGAAGAAACGGATTTAATAAATAAATATCTTGTCAAAGATCCAGCATTGTTTAATGAATTAATTAATTCTGGGGAATACATTGTTTTAGTTCATTTTTTGCCTAATATAGCAACAGACCCAGTAGTAAAACAAATTATAGAAAAGTCTAAAAAGAGCTTTAATATTGTTTATTGGGAAACAGATGCGCTTCCTAAACAATGGATAGAATTATATAAATCTAAAATATATGATGAAATAATTGTTAATTCAAAATGGAATCAAGAAATATTTAGCAGAGATGCCGGATTAAAAACTAATTTAACATATCTGCCATATACGAAAAAAGAATTACAATTTAGTCACGGAGACAAATTTACTATCTTTGCCATGTCTCAATGGGTATTTAGAAAAGGCTTTGATATCCTTATAAAAGCATATACACAAGAATTTTTCCATAACACAGATACGCAGCTTTTAATTAAAACATATCGCTTTGAAACTACCTCAAGAGACTCAGAGGAAAATGAAAGGGCAATTATTTTAAAAGAAGCATCAGAATATAAAAAAAGTATTTATGATTATGGTAAAAATTCTGATACATCAATTTATATTATCACTGGTCATATAAGTGACGAGAGAATACAAGATTTATATTCTAAATCAAATATATTTTGTTCTACAGCCAGATCAGAAGGGTTTGGAATGACTTTGGCCGATGCTTGTTCATATGGTATTCCAATAGTCGCACTAAATACAACTGGTCATATAGATTTTATAGATCCAAAAAATTCTTTTCTTTATAATGGGCATCTAGTTCCAATCAGCAATCAAGGTTTTCATTTAAATTCTTTAAATATGAATTTTTATGAACCGGATATTTTATCTGTTAGAAAACAACTTAGAATATGTTATAATATTTGGAAAGAAGATAGAAATAAATTACTAGAAATTGGAAAAAACAATAGACATTATTCACTTTCTATTTTAAATGAAACAAATATTATAAATGATTTTATAAATATTTTAGGATTAAAAAATGAATAAAAAGATTACTTTCTGCACGTATGTATCAGATGATAAAATAACTTATTTTGGACTTTTAAAAATGTTAGCATCTTTTAAAAAATTCCATCCAGATATTCCTATATATGTTTTAACTAATAAACATATCAATGCAGAACTTAAAAAATTACCAATGTTTAATAATTTTTATTATTTAAATCCAGTAATGTCCAATCTGTTAACCTCAAAATATGAAACAGTAGTTCATATTGATGCTGACTGTATAGTTACAGATAGATTAGACGAAATATTACAATGCGATTACGACGTTGCAGTTGTCAGAAATAATAGCGATAAACAAACTGCTGGAATGGGTCGGCCAGAAACTGCCGATGGAAAAGTAGACGTGTATAAATATATTAATTGCGGTTTAATAGCGTCAACAAAAAAACAATTTTGGGAAGAATGGATTTATAGAAACATAAAATTACAAAATAAATATAGACAGCACGAACAAGATATTGTAAATTTAATGCTAGCTGAAGGAAGATATAAAGTAAAAATATTAGATTCTATAAATACTAATCTTTATTATGGTGTTGCTAATGCTTACGGGACAAAATCTCATTGGGATAGTTGGAAAGAAATAACACTTGAAAAAGATAATAAACTTTATTTAAATAATAAATTAATTAAAGTTTTACATCATGCCGGTGGATTTGTCCAAGAAAAATTAAATATTGAAGAATTATTTTCACCTGAAGTGTCGGCACATTTAAAAGAATTGTGTGAGGATTTATAAAATGTCAAAAAATATTAATTTTTATTCTTGGGAAAAACAAGATGAATTTGCTTATAACTTAATAGGCGAAAACGGATTTTTTTTAGATTTAGGATGTAGCAGTCCAACGGATGGTAGTAATACGTATGGTTTAGAAAAGCTTGGTTGGAGAGGTATTTGTTTTGATATAAGAAATTGCGAAGCTGAATATGGCTGGAGCAATATCCGAAAAGAAAAATTTGTTCAAGCGGATGTAACATCAGATTATTTTTTAAATTTTATCGCTAATATAAAAAATGAAATTCCTGTTGTAGATTATATATCCTTAGATATGGATACAGCAGGACAGAATTTCGCTTTATTTGGTCTTAACAATATTCTTAAATCTGATATTAAATTTAAATGCTTAACTTTTGAGCACGAATTTCATTATTATGGAGAAAGAAATAAACTAGAAGGAAAAAGAATGCTTGAAAAAGCAGGATATTTTTGTCTTTTTGATGATGTAGTACTGGTTCAAGATGCTATTCCGCCTTCAAATTATCCCGGTAAATATTTTGAAGATTGGTATATAAATCCAGAGTTTTTTGATAAATCGATTATTGATTTGGCAACTTCTAAAAAAGATTATAATCTTTGTATTGATTTATTAAAAAATTATTTTAATAGGAGTTATACTGCAAATTATATAAATTGCAAAGGCGTACAAAGATGAAAAAAATTGTTTATATAACTGGATGTTTGGGATTTATTGGCTCACATCTTACAAGAAAATGTTTGGATCTTGGTTGGTTTGTTAAAGGCATTGATAAAGTTACCTATGCGGCTAATTTACATGCTTTAGAAGAGTTTAAAAAATATAAAAACTTTTCTTTTGAGCAAAAAGATATTAATGATTTACATTTTTTGTATGATTGTGATTATGTTATCAATACTGCCGCTGAAACACACGTTGATAATTCCATAGTTGACAATAAGGATTTTCTAAAAAGCAACATCGATGGCGTACACAATCTATTAGAATTAATAAAAAATAATAGAAATAATAATAAGCCAATTTTTTTACACTTTAGTACTGACGAAGTATATGGCGATATTGATTTTGGATCACATAATGAACTTTCACTTTTAAAGCCAAGCAATCCTTATTCAGCTACAAAAGCAGCAGCTGATATGATGATTCTTGCTTGGGCAAGAACATATGATATTAAATATGTAATCGTAAGGCCATCTAATAATTATGGCATTGGTCAATATGTAGAAAAACTAATTCCTAAAACTTGTAAATATCTTTTCTTAGGTAGAAAAATTCCTTTACATAATAACGGTACTCCAATAAGAACTTGGCTTCATGCCGATGATACAGCAGAAGCTTGCATTAAAATAATTAATAGTGGCAAAACAAACGAAATATATAATATATGCGGCTCAGAAGAAAAAACTAATATTGATACTATAAAATCTATAATCAAAGAATATTTTAATTTTAAAGATAAAGAATATGATATCAACAATTATGTTGATATGTCTTATACCAGAAAAGGGCAAGATGTTAGATATTCTGTTGAAGATAAAAAATTAAGACAATTAGGTTGGAAAAATACTAAAAAATTTGATGAAGAAATAAAGTCAATAGTAGAGTACTATAAGGATAATTTTATATGGTAGATAAAAAACTAAAGAAAAGACTTTTAGAAATTTGCTACAATCATAAACTTCATCACTTGGGTAGTTATTTTTCTTCATTAAATATTATTGATGAAATTTATTCTGAAATGAAAAAAGATGATATTTTCATTCTTTCTTCTGGTCATGCTGTTGTGGCACTATTTGTAGTTTTAGAAAAATATTATGGATTCAATGCAGAAGAATTATTGAAAAAACACGGCGAGCATCCTAAATTAGATGAAGAGCATAAAATCTTTTGTTCTACTGGAAGCCTTGGTTTAGGATTACTAGTGGCAGTTGGTCGTGCGGTCGCAAATAAAAATAGAAACGTTTATTGTTTGATTTCTGATGGTGAGACAGCCGAAGGAAGTATATGGGAAGCTTTAAGATATGCCAAAGAATCCAAATTAGATAATTTAAAAGTTTTCGTGAACGCGAATGGCATTTGTGGTTATGATACCGTAAATGTTGATTATTTAGAAAAAAGAATTAAAGCATTTGATGAAAAAATAAATTTTGTTATTACTACTGTAGAACAAATTCCCGCTCTTAAAGGCATAGAATCTCATTATTGCACATTGAGCGAAAAAGATTATTTACACGGGTTAGAATATATAAATAGAGAATAAAAAATGAGAAAAACTTTTGCTACTTTATTACATGAAGAAATGAAAGAAAATAAAGATATTTATTTGCTTACCGGCGATTTAGGATTTAGACTTTGGGATAATATTAAAAATGATTTTCCTAATAACTATATTAATCCCGGTTCCGCTGAACAACTATTGATTGGTATGGCAACTGGATTAGCGTTAGAAGGTAAAATACCTGTTGTGTATTCTATAACTCCTTTTCTTATCTATAGACCGTTTGAAATTATAAGAAATTATATGCATTACGAAAAGATACCTGTAAAGTTAATTGGCGGTGGCCGTGGAAGAGATTATGGCGTTTTAGGATACACTCATTGGGCCGAAGAAGATGAAAAAATTATTGATATATTAAATAACATAAAGCAATATAGACCAGAAAAAAATGAAGATGTAAATTCTTCTTTTAAAGACTTTCTATATTCTAAACAACCATGCTATATGAATTTAAAAAAATAACATGTTAAATATAATGGTTACTGGCGGCAATGGATTTCTAGGTAAAGAAATCTTATCGTCTTATTTAAAAGATAAATATAAATTATTTAATATTAATAGATCTTTATTAGATATTACAGATTTTAATAAAGTAAAAAGTTTTATTTTACAAAAAAATATAGATGTTATTATACATTGTGCAGTAAAAGGCGGCAGAAGAAATAGAATAGATACTGCACAAGATTATTATGATAATATTCTAATGTTTGAAAACTTAATTAATAGTTTATCTAACATATCTCTTTTTATAAATTTTGATAGCGGCGCAGCATTTGACAGAAGACAAAACATACATCGTTTTAAAGAAGAGCAATTAGGTGATTCTGTACCAGACGATTTTTATGGTTCTTCTAAATATACTATATCTAAAAGAATTCTTAATTTAGAAAAAAGTATCAATTTAAGAATATTCGGTTGCTTTTCAGCTAATGAAGACGAAACAAGATTAATTAAATCAAATATAAAAAAATATATATCTAATGAAGACTTAGTACTTCATCAAAATAGAGAAATGGATTTTATATATTCCAAAGACGTTATCTCAGTTGTAGATTTTTATCTAAACAATAGAATAATTTTAAATAAATTACCTAAAGATATTAATCTTTGTTATGAAGAAAAAGCTTCTCTTTTGCATATATTAAATATAATAAATAATTTGTCAGATAAAAAAAGTAATATTGTTACAAATAATAATAACGATGGTTTATCATATTCAGGTGATGGAAAAAAATTAAGTTCTTTAAATATAAAGTTACTTGGTTTAGAATACGGTATAAATGAAGTATACAATACCTTAAGGAAACAAAATGACCAATAAAACAGATATCGAAAAATTTGTTGAAGATATTTATAAAGAAGAAAAAAGCTTTCCATATCTAATAGGTTCTAAAATAAAACCTAAAAACTCTATTCCATATTCTGGCCCATTCTGGGATCAAGAAGAATTAAAAGCAGTTTTCTCCAGTTTAATTATGGGTAAATGGTTTCCTAGTGGTGGAGAAGTGGCAAAATTTGAATCCAAATTTTCTAAGATGTTTAATTTGGGCTTTTCTTTAATGGTTAATTCTGGTAGCTCTGCCGATCTTTTAATGATTGCTGCTATTAAAAAGGTATTATCTTGGCAAGATAATGATGAAGTAATTTTATCTGTTGTAGGATTTCCCACCACCTTATCCTCACTAGTTTTAAATAAATTGAAACCAGTATTCTGCGATATTGAAATGGAAACATTAAACTTTGATATTAGCAAAATAGAAGAATTGATAACTTCTAAAACAAGAGCTATATATATTTCTCCTGTACTCGGAAATTCTCCTGATATGGATGAATTATTAAAAATTAAAAATAAGTACAATATTGAGCTTATTTTAGATAACTGCGATTCTTTAGGAAGTAAATGGAAAGGTAAATTTTTAAGCGATTATGCTATAGCTTCTTCATGTTCATTTTATATGGCACATCATATAGCTACCGGAGAAGGTGGGATGGTTTCTTCTAATAATGAAAAAATTGTGGAAGAAGCTAGAAAAATGTGCTGGTGGGGTAGGGATTGTTATTGTGTCGGCAAAAACAATACTTTACCATGCGGAACTTGTGGGCAAAGATTTTCTAAATGGATTAAAGAATATAATTATGAGATTGATCATAGATATTTCTTTACATCAATGGGATATAACTTAAAACCATTAGATTTTCAAGGTGCTATAGGATTAGTGCAATTAGATAAATTTCCTAAAATTGAACAATTAAGAAAAAAGCATAAAAAGGCTATTGAACAATATTTTGTAGATAATGTATCCAACGTCAGATCAATTAAAGAATTGTATCATTCAGATACATCTTGGTTCGGTGTACCAGTAATTTGTAATACGCCAGAAGACAAAAGAAAGTTAGTTAAGTATTTAGAAGATAACGGTGTTCAAACAAGAAACTATTTTGCTGGAAATATTTTATTACAGCCAGCTTATAAAGATTTGGGCGATTGGAAACAATATCCTAATGCTAATAAGGTATTAGATTTAGTATTTTTTGTTGGCTGTGCGCCATTTTATGATGACAATGATTTAAATTATTTTGAAAATATACTAAAATTATATAAATAGGAGATAATATGAAACTTTCAAATCAAGCATTAACTTGTGTAATGGTCGCCCTTCAAAAGAGTCTTATGGAACAAACAGATATTGTTCCACTTTTAAAGGGATTCGATATGGTATTAGAAGGTGAAGAATTGATTGTAGCCAATCCTCCAACTACTATTGCCGCAAAACCAATCACTACAGAAGAAAAGTAATATGCCAACCTATATCTATAAATGTGATAAGTGTAATAACACATTTAAAGCTTTTCATGGAATGAATGATACTCTTACTGAGTGTTTAGATTGTCATGAAGTAGGACACACACATAAAATACCAACGTTACTAACGTCTCTACCAGAACGAGATAAGCAACAAACGGCGGCTGGCACTCGGGTTAAAGAAGCTATAGAAGATAATCGACAGCTATTATTAGATAGCAAACAGGAACACCTTAGCAAAAAACTATAATATGACTATATTACTATCTATTTTATTGGTATTATCTTTAGTTGGAAACGGTATATTGATTTGGTATACCCGTAAATTAGTACAAAATCTATATTATGGTGTAAATAATGCTGATGAAATGCAGAAGTTGCTAAACGAATACTATGATTTGCTAGAGCCATTAGCAACTCTTGAAAACTATTATGGTGAACCAGCTATAACATCTGCTATCGCCAATACAAAGTTGGTTATGGAAGCTTGCAAGACATATAAAAACTCAATTATAGAAAGCGACAATGAAGAAAATCAAGAAGCAGAATCCACCAAAGAAAGTCAAGAAACAAAAGCCAATCAAAGTACCCAGCAAAAAGACGTTAAAACAGCCTCAGTTGGCGCTTAAAAAGCGTAAATCGAGAAAGTCAAAGACGGGTATAGTGATTAAGCCAAACCTTTCTATAGAGCCTCCAAAGCCATTAGAAAGCAAAAATCAATATTTCACGAAAGAGCATGAAAATGCCATCTTGGAATATGCTTCTATATTAGATAATAATAGAAAAACAATATTATATATTAATCTTATACAACCTGCATTTAATGAAATGGTTGAAAAGATAGTTTATACCTATAAATTCAATAGTTTACCTAATATAGATGATTTAAAAAGTGAATGCAAGATATTTCTTACCACAATATTAGATAAATATGATACTTCTAGAGGCTCTAAAGCCTTTTCTTATTTTAGTGTAATCACCAAAAACTGGTTTATACACAAAGTAAAGAAAAATAATAATAAAAAAGAAGTATACATAGAAGATATTAAAGACACTTCGCAGGAAGAAGAACTTGTCTATGAAGAATCATATGTTCATAATCGAGAAAAAGAAGAGTTTTGGGCAGCTTTAGAGAGTGAAATGCATGGTTGGTTTGATAAACGCTTAAAGGAAAATGAAATAAAAGTCTATAAAGCCATAGTTATGCTTTTTAAAGAAAGCGATTCAATAGAAATTTTTAATAAAAAGGCTATTTATTTATATATGAGAGAAATAACGGGATTAAATACAAAACAGGTTGTAAATAATCTTAAGAAGTTTCGTTATAAATATGAAGAATTTAGAGAAAATTGGTCTAATGGAAACATATCACATATAAGAACTAAGGTCTATGTAGATGAGCAATCATAAAAAAAATCTTGAAGAATATATAGCCGAAACGACAAACAATATCGAAAATGATAGAGCTTTGGCAACAAAGCTTTTAGTAGATTTAATGTCATATATGGAAAAAAATAAAGACGATAAATATGTACATAAAAACTACGGTGAAACAGCGGCAATGTATTTAGAAACATTGCAGAGATCAAACGAACAATTAGTTAAATTAACAACCATCGTTCAAAGACAAGAAGGTGGAAAAGAGGGCATGTCAAAGAAAGAGAGGGATGATTTATTTGACATGATCAAGGAAAACTAAAACATGTCAGGTCAAACTCCAAATAACTCTTATATATCTTCGCTTCTTAATGGGGTAGCTAGGCAAGTATTAGATTTAAAAAATACTTCCGTCGAATCAGCATTACGCTTAATGATGACGGAATTTTTTAAAAACGACACATTAAAAAATGTACAAGAATTTCAAGGAGAAATAGTTAGAATTGTAGAAGATAAAAAAGAATTTAATTTTTCTCCATTTAATATAATTAATAATTTATCTAATACAAATAATTTTAGATATAAAGTTTGGATACCAGATCTTGGAAGTCTTTTAATTAATAAAACCCCATCTGATAATAATCCAAAAGAATCAATAATAATTGATTTATTGCCAGATTTTGTTATTGCTGATTCATCTATTACAAACTTGGCTGTTAAGGATATAGTTACGGTATCTTTTTTAGACCCAGTTAATTTTAAAAATGGCGTTATAAAGTCTAAAGCTAATAAAAGCTCTACTGGAGAAGCTGGATCAAATAATAATGGCAATAAGCCATCAAATCCATCTGGCGCTTTTCCAACACCATCACCAACTCCACCAGAAAAACAAGCCACAGGACAAAATGGCGATACGCAACCACGCCCTGATGATATAGATTTAATAATCTACAAATGGGATATACCAGCACCTAGCGCCACAGCCACCCCACCAGACGCTAACGCTTCATCGGATAAGAAAAAGAAACCTAAAAAACCAGTAGGAGAAAATCAGGGAAATGGAAACGTAGTGCCATCTGGAAAAACAATAAAAGGTAGAAAAATACCAAAAACTCCAAGCGAAGAAGATGAAAAATATGTGGTTATTGAAGCTGCTGAAGCATTTAAAGAAATGGCTAAAGCGCTTAAAGATCAAAAAGGTTTAACTCTTACAGCTAATTCAGGCTATAGAGGCGCAGAAAAACAGATAAAATTGTTTAATGAAAGATGGGATATAAAATATGAAGCTAATAGACCAAAAAGATTAAGTAAAAAATCATATAGTAAAATTGGTGGAGAAAACGCACTTAATGAAAGAGGATTAGCAGAAGGTGTAGCCTGCGAACCTAGCCCAACTGGTCCGCATTTAAAAGGTAAGGCTATTGATATCTATGTTGGAAGTGTTTCATATCCCAAGGGACAAGAACCTAAAACATCAAAACAAAAACTTTTAGGAAAATTTAAATCAGATATATATTTATGGCTTAAGGATAATGCTTATAAATATGGGTTTTTTAATACTGGTGCCAATATAGAAACCACACCAGAAGCTTGGCATTGGTCTTATATAAAAGAGTGGAAAGGTAAAAAAGAACAGATAATACTTCCTCCAAATAGCTTAGAGCAGGACAAATAAAATATTTCTATTAATTTTGTATTAAAATTAAAAACTTAAAAATTATGAATAATGTTTACGAAACATCATCTTCAATTGATATAAATAAAAAAAACGCAGAACATGGTTTTTTTAATAAACCATTATATGAGCCATCTAACCAAGTGGTTTTTAATAGCTCTATTGCGGAAAAAGTTATATATGGAGAAAATAATACATATATTGTGCTTGGACGCGATAGGCCAAGCACATTAACTTCTGGATATGGCGGACTTGGACATAGTAAAGCGGGAGCAATAGATATCGTAGTAGGGAGAGTATCTGCGGTCAATGGTAATGAGATAAAAGAAAACAAAGTAAATCCATCATTCTCAGCCGATGCTGCAAGAATTTATTTAAGTCAAAAATCTAATATAGATGAATATTTTCAAATCGGCTCAAATCCAATAAAAAATGGTTCTAAAGCTTTATCTGCTATTGGAATAAAAGCTGATGATATAAGAATTATAGCTAGAAATAGTTTAAAAATAGTTACTAGAACTGATCCATTGCTATCTAATAAAAATGTTCCGTATGACACGATGGGAATACAATTAATAGCAAATAACGATGAAGAAAGTTTACAGCCAATAGTATTAGGAAAAAATTTAGAAACAGCATTAAAGTCTTTACATAATCATTTACAAGATATTGTTTCACATATAAAAAATTATGTTATTATACAGAACAAATTTAATGAACAAATATCGGATCATACACACTTTTCTCCGTTTTATGCTCAAAAAACTTCCATTGATCCAAAGGTGATGATGGAAGCTAAAAAGGCGGCTATAAAGACTTTTACTAATGTAGAAGATCAATTAATGAAAGATTGTAATAATTTAACCAGTTGGTTATCTACTTATCTAGTAAACAATAAAAATAACTATATAAATAGTAAATATAATTTTTCAAATTAAGGCTTATATGAATAATTTTGATGATGTTAAGTATCCAAATAATACAGGGCCAACGCATTTCTTAAATAAAGAAGAAGCTATCGTTGTAACCACTAGAGAAAAAATATTAACTTCTGGAGTTGTTGCTCTTGTTGGAAATAGACGCTTGCCTAAAGATACAAAAGTTATTGTTTTGGAAGAATGTCTAGGATTAAGTTCAATATGGAGTTATGTAAAACTTCTAGATGATACATATGGATACATTATCAATAATAGCTTAAGTCCATTACCAAGTACTAAACAGTCATTTTCATGCTCAACAGACAATCAGCATCAGCCGGATCCACTTACACCAGCTATTGACTGGAGAGAGCAAAAGCCAAATATCGTTTATATTGATAAAAATTCTGGTAAGGCATGTGTACATTTAGAACTTGAATATCAAACTGTAAACGGCAAAGAAGATTTAAAAGAAAAAATTAAAGAAGGTTATTATTTAGGTACTTCTCTAATATTACATGAAAATAATAAAAGATACGATAGACAATATGTGGAATATTTAACAAATAATTTTTTCTTATTTGCTCAAGCAGAAGAATATTATTTTCCATTAAGAAACTGTTCTACATTAAGAGTTTATGTAACAATACCTATTAGATATTTATATAGCAATTCAATACCACCATCAGAAGTTCCAGCAGATAACACAGAAGCAGATTTAGAACAATTATTTGGTCAAGCTGCTGTAAACTTCGATGATACGCTTTTTTCCGAAAAAGATATAGAACAAACTAATACAACAAACGCCACTGAACAACCGAAATATACTGAAAGAATATTTAAAGATTATTCACAATTTGATAATTTTATTAAAGCACTAAGCTATGACTTAGGACAATATCAATTATTATATGCATCTGGCGAATGGGATATTTTACCAGAAGGAATAAACATAAATTTTGTTGCTGAAATAGCTAATTTAAATATATTTTTTAAAAAAATAAATACTTTTATATATGATAATATATCTAATGCGGGCACCGCAAATGCTTTAACCCCATATGTTAATTTATTTACCTTTCAAGACAATAAATGGAAAGGAAAATTAAAGTTTTATATTGACACAGAAGATCTAAAAATAGTTGATATAGTTTTATTTGATGAACTAACTGATAAAAAGATTCCATTAAATGCAGGCTATTATTCCACTTTAAATGATGAAATAATAAAAAATAAAACTATAGTAAATTATTTATTAAAAATACAAAAAAGCAGTATATTAGAAAATATAGTTGGCGATATTGGTGAAAAAGTTGGTGAAGCGGTTAATACAGTAGCGCAAACAGCGAATGCAACTGGTAATAATATTTCTGCTGGTATTAATCAAGCTATAAGTTCTGGTTCTGCTACCATAGGCTCTGTAAGCCAAGATGGTGCTATACAGAATATAGCTGGAAGCATATCAGAACAAGCAGCCAATGCGGCTAATAGTTCTTTAGATGCGGCACAGAATGCATTAAATAACGCCAATGTAACCCTTAAGATGTTAAATCCAGATGAAGGCATGAGAGTTTTTCTCTTAGAAAAACATGAGCCAGTAGTTACTTCGATAAACAGGCGTTCTATGGATTTAGCGAAATGTATACAATCAAATTATGAATTACTAACTGATGTAACTAAAAATTATAATAATCCAGCCTTAATAAAACAATATAATGATGCCAGAAAGACAACCGCAGCAAAGCAAAGAGAATTAGAAGGAGATTTTTTTCAAAAAGCACTATCAAATGATATTAGTAAAATATCTGATAGAAGACTTAGAAAGTTATTTGGTCTTGATCCATTAGTGTCCAAGCCAAATGATCCTATTGGTCAATTAAATGAGATATTAGAGATAATAAACTTATTTGATATTCAAAGATTTCTTTTAGAATATTTAAAATGCCAAACGATAGATTTTAATCCGCAGCAATTTAATGAACTAATAAGCAAATATCAAAATGTAAAAAAAATGCTAGACGAATTAGCAATTACAACTGTTTGCAATCCATATTTTAAAAATACATTAAAAACTTACTCAACCTTTACTATACCCGTTTTACCAACGCAAAATTCAAATCAATCTTTAATTGAACAATTATTAAAATTAGTATTCAAAGTAACTAATGATTTAATAGTATTAGGTATAAGACAACTTTTAACACAATCATTTAAAAATTGTATTGATGATAAAACAAGAAATAATACGCCAAATGGATTTACTAATAATCTAGATCCAGCTGCTGGCGTCAATGATCCTGCCATAAATGATTTACTAGATGATTTATATGGTGGGATATATGACGAAAATGGCGATATTGATCCTAAAGCACAAGAAGCGGCAAAAGAAAAATTAAAAAATCTATTAGATGAATTGAGTAATTGTTTATCTACTAGAGAATTATGTGCATTGTTAACTGGTAAAGCTATTAATGATTCTGTTATTGATGCAATAATATCTTTTATAAAAATAAAATATCCTGATCTTGCGGGTAAATTTAATAACAAAGATTATATAGTAAATTTCTTCCTTATCTTAGGTAGCAATATTGGCGAAGAAGTAAAAGTTTGCGATGATTTGACTTTTGACTCTACTTTTAACAAGAATCCTCTTTGCGACGATGGAACAATACAAAATCTTAGAGATGCTTTATTATCTGGAAAAGGCTTAACTCCTGATCTAGTAAATGATTTATTAAATGATATAAATGATAAGAAAGCAAAAAACTTAGATGATTTATTAAAGTTCCTAGATTCAGACGAGCCATTTGATTTTAATAATATTCCATCTATCCTATGCCAAAACGGCGTACCGCCAGCTATAAAAATTTCACCATCCATGGATAGCTTCAAGACATTATTAAATACATTATTAAAAGATGTATATAATACTTTTGATGCTGAAGCAAAAAATTGGTATAAAACAACTTATTCAATTAGTAGTTCAAGTCCAAATTCATTAAAATTTGATGATAACGGACGAATAGTGACTAATGTATCAAGTGATTCTCTTGGAAATAATGATGGAGCACAAAGTGGATCTCAAGAGTTTTTACCAAGTTATTTATTCAATAAAAACATAAACAATATTTCTTCGTTAACAACAGGAACTGAAGATTACAAATATATTTCCTATAATATATTCTTGAATGGAATATCACAACAAGAATTAGACATTAATTTAATAGAAATAGGTACAAGAGAAAATATAAAAAACGCAGAAGATATTCTAAGAAAATTCTTAGGTAAATATAATAATTTATATAATCAATATTTAACTTTTGTCATAGCAGCCGGTGGTTTAGAGGGCATTAGAACTTTAACTACTTCTACACAACAGACAAACCAGAGAAATAATACTGGAAATGCTGTTTCTAATACTCTTGATGCATTTGGTAAATTTGTCGGTGGTTTATACGGCTCACAATTTGGATCTGAAATATCTAAATTTATAAGAGCGCAAGATATGTTTTTAATGAATAATCTTGTAGATATAAAAGATCAAAATAAAGAAAGCATTGCTGCAAATGCTTTATTGATGGCAGATTCTGGAATACCAGTATATTTGACGATTATGGATTTTTTGTCTAAATCACAAAGCCAGATGAAAAGTTTGATACAATTAATGGCTAATAAACTTAGACCTTCTTCACAAAGTACATTTTTAGATAATGGAGTTGTCGGAAGCTATTCAGACATTAGTATTTTATTGGATGATGCAATAAGAAGTTATAATTCTGTTAAAGAAAGTTATGATGTAATATTAAATTCAACAATTAAATATCCAAGTTTTGATATAAATTATGATAATGGTATAAAAGAATATTTTAGTTTAAAAAATTACGATGAAACAAATCTATATGATATTAGTAGAATATTAGTAAAGAAAAATTCTAATAATTATTTAAGAATCGGCACAAGAACGAAATTAAATGAAGAAACTACTAAGTTTATTTTTAATGATTTAAAAATAAATAAAAAAGATTTTAATAAAATTAAAGTTCTTGATTCATATATTGCATATAAAAAAGATTTGTATAATAATGAAATAATTGAAGACATTACAGAAGAAGCTAATTTTGATTCCGCAAGTCTATATTCTTCTTTAGATAATTTATCTTTTAATAATTTAAAGAAAAAAATTGATAATAAAGATAATTTATTTAATAATTTACACATCCTTCCAATTACTAGCGGTTCTTCACCTAAACAGCCATATACATATTATTTTGGTGATAAACTGGTTATTAAACAAACCCAAGAACAAAAAGCATGTGGCGTTAGACCACATTATTTAGATATAGATAGTATTAAAGAAGATATAATAAATGAAAAAGAAAAGAGTTTATGTTCTATAGAAGAAGTAAAAGATGAAAGATTATTAGCTAATCAACCAATAAATACTTCACAATTAGAAAATGTAGAAACATCCGAAACTCAAAATATAATCCTAAATGGCACATTTAGATTAGCAATCAGAACATATTTACACGACATATTACTTCGTAGCATTAATTTATTTTCCTATTTTGATCCACAAAGCTTAAGAAAAGAACAAAATTTTATTGATTTTATGGCATATCTAGTAGAATCGGAAATGCGCGGAACAGATAATACTTTCTTCAATTTAATGATTAACCATTTTAATAAAATGGCTAATTTAACTAATACTAAAACGCAAGAAGAAATACAATTTTTACAAAGGGATATGTTCCGCGACACAGTTGAAAAAGAACTGCAAAATTATGTATTGCCAAAATTAACAAAAAGAATTTGGGAAGATACAAATGCATATTTAATAAATCAAAAAGTAATAAAACCAGAACAAAAAATAAAATTAAATAATGTGCTAGATGAATATATAAAAGCTAATAATATTTTAATAGCAAAAAATAAATCAGTATATTTAAGAATTGATAAAGCAAAAGCAATAAAAGTATTTGATGGTGAATTACAAGCCTTTAGAAGTACAACAGATTATGATCTTTTATTTAATTATCTTTTCCCGCAAACTAAACAATTAAATTTCTTGTTTATGATGAGCGCTTTGTCAACTTCAACAAGACGCTCAGTAATAGAAGCCTTTAAAGATACTAAATCGTCTATTAGAAATTTGGCAATTATAACGCAAACAAACGGTGCAGATGTCGTGCCTGATTTGACAAATGCTCAAGATATTGTCAATACAGATGACGAAGAAATGATAAAAAAATTCCTTTTTGAAGCTTTAATAAAGACTCCTTACTTAATTTTCAAAGGATATGCTGAGTCATCAGAACCAAACTTATTAATTTCTTCTGGTGTTTACAGAATATTAAGCGCGATAATACCAGAAACTCCTTCTCTTATGATACCTGCAAATTCTGGTCTATTAGCTTTAGCAGGTCTATTGCCAATAAATCCAATAGTATATGGAATATATTTAGCTGGTTTATTCTGGTATGAAGATAAGTCCAGTAATAAAGACGCTGCCACTAAGTCCATGTTGTTAAACATGTTAGAAAAGTCAACTTCTGATATGAATTGCGAAACTGTAACTAATAATAATCCAGATAAAATCGTATTAAATCAAGAAGGTATATACGAAACTAAATAAAAACACTAATTATTTGCAGGGAATCAAAAAATGATCGGATATTCACCAAAGTTACCTCTTGCATATGATAGATCAGATGGTCCTTATCTATTAACAAAAGATATTAAAGAATTAACAAAGCAAAATTTAAAGATGCTTTTACTCACAGCACCGGGTGAAAGAGTAATGATTCCTAACTTTGGCGTTGGGTTAAAGAATTATCTTTTTTCGCAAGATAATGGAGAATTAAGACAAAAGCTAAATCAAGAAATTTATAAACAAGCTGATCAATATATACCTTATATAACCATCACTGAATTAGTATTTTCTCCTGTAGATTCTAATGATTATAATACGCTTTATATATCAATAAGATATTCTATTGATGGTTTATCTATTAATGATGAATTAAATATCCAAATATAATCTATTTATTTATATTTGAGGCTAAATAAATGGCAAAAAAAATCGTACCTATTAAATATACCAGCAGAGACTATGAAAGTATTAGAAATGATCTAATACAGCACGCTAAAAGATACTATCCAGAAACTTATAAAGACTTCAGCGAAGCATCTTTTGGTTCTCTAATGGTTGATACGGTAGCTTATGTAGGAGATATTTTATCTTTTTATTTAGATTATCAAGCAAATGAATCTTTTTTAGATACTGCATCTGAATTTAATAATATATTAAAGCTAGGCAGACAAACTGGCTATAAATTTTCTAATTCTAATTCATCTACCGGTATAGCTTCGTTTTATATATCTATTCCTGCAAATTCATCTGGTTTAGGGCCAAATATGGATTATGCCCCAATTCTTAAAAAAGGTAGCACTTTTAGTACCAATACAGCCGTCAGCTTTATATTAAATGAAGATGTGCGTTTTGATGATCCAAGAAATGAAATAAGAGTATTAAAAGTGGACGTTGATACAGGCACTCCAATATTTTATGCTATAAAAGCAAAGGGTTCCGTTATATCTGGTGTTATAGGGGTAGAAAAAATACAAATTGGAGCTTATGAAAGATTTAAAAAAATAGCCTTGCAGCAATTAGATATTATAGAAATATTATCCGTATTTGATAACGAAGGTAATGAATATTACGAAGTGGATTATCTATCACAAAACATAATTTATAAATCTATACCAAATAACAATATTCAAGAGTCTGGAATGGCAAAAGAAATTTTGAAACCATATTTAGTCCCAAGACGTTTCGTAGTAGATAATACGTTAAGAGAAACCAGTTTGCAATTCGGCGCTAGCTCAGATCAGATTGTTCAAGATGATATGTCCATGATTGCAGAGCCAACTAATGTGGTATTAAATTTATTTGGTAAAGAATATATTTCTAGTGATTCATTCGATCCAACAAGATTATTAAATAGTGATAAGTTTGGTGTTGGTCCTTCTGATACTACTTTAACTATTACTTATAGATATAAAGATAGTAATACTCAAGTAAACTTTGCTGCTAATTCATTAACTAGAGTCAATAAAGCAGATTTATTATTTACCGATGAACAAAGTTTAAATGCAACATTAAAAAATTCTATCATTAACAGTGTTGAAATCAATAATGATTCTCCGCTGTTAGGCGACAATACAGTTATAGACTCGGATGAGTTAAAAAGAAGAATAGAGAATGCTTTTGCATCACAAAATAGAGCAGTTACAGAAGCAGATTATAAGTCATTAACATACTTAATGCCACAAAAATTTGGTGCAATTAAAAGAGTAGCAGTAAAAAAAGATATTAATTCTCCAAGAAGAAATTTGAATCTTTATCTACTATGCGAAGGCTCAGACGGTTATCTAACTTCACCAAATCAATCAGTAAAAAATAATTTAAAGACTTGGTTAGATAAAAATAGAATGATTAATGATACAATTGATATATTAGATGGTAAAGTGGTTAATTATGCTATAAATTTCGCGGCTGTTGGTTCTAGCAATAGGTCTAAATATGACATTTTAACTGATGCGATAAATCAAATAAAAATTGATTTTGCAACATTACCTGATTTTGGCGAACAATTTACGATAACTAATGTTTACGATAGTTTAAAAAAAGTAGATGGCTTAATTGATGTAACATCCGTAACAATCGAAGAAAGAGTCGGCGGTCTATATTCAGACGCACAATTTAATTTTAAAGCTTATACATCGCCAGATAATAGATATATTAAAGTACCTGATAACGTAATAATGGAATTAAAATATCCTAATAGTAATATTAAAGGAACTATTTTGTAATGTCAATAAAGAGATATGTAGCAGATAAAGATACAACTATTACAGACGCCTTTAAGGAAAATCTAATTACTCGCGCCAAAGAATCAAATATGGGCGCAGCTGATTCCTTAGAAGTATTTACTATTTATGGTCAAGCAGCTACTTCTTCTCTAGAAAAAAGCAGAATATTGGTTCAATTCCCAATAAATGATATATCATCAAGCAGAGACAGTGGCTCATTGCCTGCAAGCGGAAGTGTAAAGTTCTTTTTAAGAATATTTAACGTTGAGCATCCATTTTCTGTACCTAGAGATTTTACATTATCTATCAATCCTGTATCTCAATCATGGGAAGAAGGCTATGGCCTTGATATGGAAACATATTCCGATAAGGGCTTTGTATCTGGATCTGGCGGTTTTGGTGCTACATGGCTAGCAGCAGGAAGCGGTTCTGATTGGTTTAGTGAAGGCTCTGATTATCTAACTGGTTCTGGAAACGATTATACGTATTATTTCTCTAGCGGTTTAGAGGATATAGAGTTAGATATTACAGAACTAACAGAACGTTGGATTGATGGTTCTTTAGCAAATAATGGTCTATTAATAAAATTATCATCTTCTCTAGAGAATGGATCTACGCTAACAAGTTATTATACAAAGAAATTCTCTGCAAGAGGATCTGAGTTTTACATGCGCAGACCCTGCATTGAAGCGCGTTGGGATCCATCCGTCACAGACGATAGAAATAACTTTTATGCATATAGCAACTTGTTATCACCTGACGATAATAAAATGAATTTATATTTCTATAATAAAGTCAATGGTGCATTAAAGAATATCTATAATAATCCCACATTAGATATAGAGTTTTATACAGATTCTGGTTTTACTAACCAAATAAGCGCTAGTTACGTTAATGTTACTAATCCGCTTCCCGGTATTTATAGAGCACAAGTTAGCATAGACACAACTTCTAGCGTTCTTTATGATAAATGGGTAAATTCTTTAACTTCCTCAACTAAATATTTTTCTGGTTCTTTAGACGTATACCAAAGAGAAGCCGATTCCGTTAGCGATCTCCCTCAGTATATTGTCAATATAACAAATTTAAAAACTGCTTATTATCAAAATGAAAACGCTAGATTTAATATTTTTGTTCGTGAACGTGATTGGCAACCTAATATTTACACAGTTGCATATAATAATGTAGAAAATACTGCAATTCCTAATTTATATTATAAAATTTTCCGATATAATGATAATTATACAATAGTAGATTATTCAACAGGATCCCTAGCATATACTAAGACATCATATGATTCAAATGGAAATTATTTTGAATTAGACATGAATATTCTTGAAAAAGATTATGGATATGGTATAAAATTAGCAACTTGGGATGGTTCTGTTTTACGAGAATTTAAAGATACATATAAATTTAGGATTCAGTAAATATGTCATTAAAAGATCTTTTTGGTAATGCCTCTGATAAAGTAATTTCTAATAAACAGCTACAAGATTTATACGATCAAGCTGAATCTGAAGGATATTTAGAAGAATTACTAGAGGATAAGGAACGATACCAACCAGCAATTGATTTCTCAGATCCTGCCAATTTTGCTGTTTATGGTTCTGCTGAAAGATATTACGTTGACGGTATTACAAACATATATCAAAATTATCCATATGATGGTTCTAAAAAAGAAAAACAGGAATGGAGAAACTTATCTTCTCAATTAGATAATTATATTTTTGATAATATATACCCAAAAACTACTGGATATGTAACTTTTTCTGGTTCTACTCCATCAGTACTTTCTACTTATCGCTCTTCTTCTAATGCTCAATACGTTATAGTAAAAGGCGGACCAAACCCTTCTCCAACTGGTAAATTTGAAACAGCAAACATATATGATTTAAATACCAATAGAGAAAGCAATCTTCGAATTTCAGAACATGGTAACACGGTAGAGTTTTGGTTTAAAGATAATACAGTTTCTGGCAGTGCATTTTCTCAAGCGAGATATGCTTTGTTTGATTTGTGGAATGGCGTAAGTAACGTAGCAAATAACTATACAAGATTATTAATTGCGAAAAAAGAAAGCGCAACAGAAAATAAATTTATTGTTACATATGCATCCGGTTCTAATGGTATAGATGAACATGAATTATCATACAACTTTGATCCCTTCAACTGGCATCATTATGCGTTTACGTTTGGCAACACAGGTCCAAATCTAAACGATTTGGAAGTATGTTTATACGTCGATGGCGCTTTAGTATCAAGAGATGTAGTAACTAATGGCGGCGGCATCTCGCTTGCAGATAACGCCAATCTAATAGCCTTCTTGGGCGCTTATAGGTCAGATCCAAACGGTTCTGCTACTAATCTTGCGGGGCTAGGAGCTAGCTTTGGTTCTTATGATGAATTTAGATTCTGGAAGGCCACAAGAACATCTAGACAAATTTATAGAAATTGGTTTACACAAGTCGGCGGTGGAACAAACACTGACGATTCCAATACAAGTTTAGGTGTATATTTTAAATTTAACGAAGGCATAATTGATACCGGTTCTATCAATTCTTTGGATGCTGTTTGTGTAGATTATAGCGGAAGAGTATCTAACGGAACTATAAATAATTATAGCTTGAACTGCAAATCTACTTCTTCTGCTATCGATATATATTTCGATAAGACTGTAGAGGGAATGGAGCCAAAAGATCCAATTATTTTTTCTTCTAATCCTCTAGTTCAAAACGTATTAACACAATATGCAGAAACTGGATTCCAGTACGATGTGACTAGTACTTCTGGGATTTATAAAAAAATCCCTTCATGGATAACGGAAGATGCTGAGAAGGAAAATTATCCAGACTTACAAAGATTAGTCCAGATTATATCAAGCTATTTTGATACTCTACAATTGCAGATAAGTAAGCTTTCTTCTATTAAAGATATTGAATATAGCGCACAAACCGACAAACCAAAACCATTCTATTCTAATATTTTAAATTCTCATGGATTTGATAATATTGAAATTTTCAATGATACAACATTCTTAGAAGATGTTTTGTCCAGAAACGAATCTAGCCAATTTGAAGAAAAAGTAAATAACATAAAAAATATTATTTACCAAAATATATATAACAATCTTTCCTATATTTACAAGAGCAAAGGTACTGAAAAAGCCTTTAGAAATCTTATTAGGTCTTTTGGTATAGATAATGAATTAGTAAAAATTAATCTTTATGCTAATAATGCCGAATATGACTTCAGCAATAAATACAACTACACATCGGTATCAAAAAAGTTTGTTGATTTCAATAGTCCAGATAGAAATAGTGGTGCAATAATACAAAAAAACAAGTCTGGTGATTCTAATACCAGAGGATATATTGCTGGCGTTGCTTCTGGTAAATTAGATTATGCACCAATTACTGTACAAGCAGAAGTAATATTTCCCAAAAAATCTGATGGCGAATTTGATAGTTATTACACCACTAATTTTACTGATGTTTCTTTGTTTGGATGTCATACGGCTGACAGCAACGACTCTATATTAACTTGGCATAATAATGATAACTTTAACTTCCAAGTATATGCCATAAAGAGCGACATAAACAGTCCAGACGTATATTTTAAATTAACCGGCTCTTTATCTGGTTCAGGTTTTAATATAACTTCCAGTGTCTATAAACACGTATATGATAATCAAAAATGGAATTTAGCTGTAAGAATTAAGCCAGAGAAACTTGGTTTTATATCATATTCTTCTGGTAGTTATGAAACAGATTATGTAGTAGAATTTGTTGGCTTTAATAGCTTATTAGACACAGCCGTAAATGATACATTCATCTTAACGGCATCTATTCCTAAAGACGATGCGCAATCAGCCTTACGAGAAAATAAAAGATTATACGTAGGTGCTCATTATGACAACTTTAATCCTTCCAATTTATTATCTCAAACAGACGTAAAGATTTCTTCTGTTAGATATTGGTTAGATTACTTAACAAATGAAGAATTACAAGTTCATTCGTTTGATGCATCAAACTATGGTACAGTCCATCCTAACTGGAAACCAGAGTTTATAACTGACAGCTTAATAATAACAAAAGCTGATATGTTATTGCTTAATTGGACTTTTGATAATGTAACTTCTTCAAATATTAGCGGAGAATTTACTGTAGATGATATATCATCTGGTTCTCTTGCATTAACAAATAGATATGGAATTGGATGGCTTGGAGATGTTGTTGGATATCAACAATCAGGCTATGGCTTTGGCTTCGATGCATCAGACGCCCAAGTAACAAACAAAGAATATATCTATTCAGCCAAAGTAGCTACGCCGGAAATATTTAATGGCTCTGACATGATTCAAGTGCCAGATACTGATGATTTTATCAGAGAAAAAACCCCAAAGCCACTTTCTTTCTATTTCTCAATAGAAAAGAGCATGGCACAAGTTATTAACGATGAAATATTAAATTGGTTTGCTACAATTAAAAATTTCAATAATTTAATCGGTCAGCCAAATCAACGCTATAAGAAAGAATATTCAGATCTCGTTCATTTAAGAAAACTTTTCTTTGAAAAAGTAAACAATGAACCAGATTATGAAAAGTTCTTAGAATTCTATAAGTGGATTGACTCATCTATATCTATGATGATCGGCCAATTAGCACCAGCATCTTCTAATGTAAGTGATAAAGTAAGAAACATTATAGAAAACACTGTATTAGATCGTAATAAGTATGAAAATAAAGTAGCTACAATAGAATATAAGGACACTATTGTTCCGCTAGTTAGCACAGCACAATCATTTAGCTATCCCTTACAAAACGCCCCACATAGCCCAGCCGGTGTTTTATGGTATAAACAAAGAGCCATACGTACTCAAGAAGTAAGTGGTGGAACAGAAACAATTACTACTCCATTAGAACCACAAAACGACATAGATAGAGAAATTATTAGACAAGTAATAAACTATTCTTCATACGGCAAGGGAGTACAATTCTACGATACTGGTAGTGACTCCTTCTATGAAGGAAATAAAGATTTAAATAGAAGTTTCTCAAGGCATTATAAATTAGTAGCAGATAAGCTTCTAATTATAGATGGAACAATTGTTGGCAATGAAATAAGCAATGTTTCTTCTAGCAATGTTTTCCAATTTGCTGGAGATATAGCTGCTTCTTCCAATCAAACACAAGTAATAGATCCATTTAATTCTAGATTCTCTATTAATTCTAGGCCACAATTATTTGACATAGCTACTTCTGCATCCTATGAAGGTGTTAGAAAAAGCTCTAAGAGTGTATATAAGTTCAAAAATCCATATGAATATTTCCAAACATCTGGACGTAGCACAAACAATAAATCATTTGTAGATTTAGAAGGAAATGTATTCTTAGAATATTCTATTAATCCTTTAAATATCGTTGAAAGAGCATTACCAAACAGAGCAATGGAAAATGGTGGGGCTCGCAAGACAATTTTTGTTGAGCGCTTTAGTGCCCCCGGAGGCTCAGAAGTAAATGCCCGTGGTATGTTGGATCCAGTAGCCGAAGAATTTTCAGTATACAATGGCTTGAACAATAGAAATCTTCGCGTAAGGAAATTCTTAGATAGTTGGATGAGAGAATCTGGCAGTATTGATTCTAGCTATCCCTCTTATCATAAGATTATTAAAAACGTTGTTCGTTATCCCGGTGATGAAACTGGCACAACAGTAAACGAACAAACGGATAACGGATTTATCAGCCACGCCATACCACGCAGCGATTCACAATATGCTTGGATTAGTGCATCAATGTCAGGAAATAGCATATTTAGCGGATATGATAGTGAATATGATAACTTAAATAAAGGTTATCAATTCTTGAGCGGAGCTAAAATATCAACATATATTTTACCATTTATAAATTATAGATTTTTTGGTAATAATTCATTAGATCAGTATATATCAGATAAAAATATCTATACTTCTTCTAATCTTATTTCAACTGGCACTTTACAACCTTTAACCGCACTTAATGCTGCAAATCAATTAAGGTCTTATATATTAAATTTAAATGGTCCTTATCAATATCCTTCTTGGAAACAAATAAGAAATAGCGAAAATTCGCTAACTATTTTATCAAGAAAGAATAACAATATTACTGTTCAAGATACGCCAACAGTTTTAGATAACCGTTCAGATACTTTTAAAACATTTAGAGAACCACCAGTAGAATATAACACTCCCATGAAACACACGGTAGATGTTAGTGGATCTACTGGTTCTTTTGATGTGATTAGTTCTTATGATAACAACAAGGATAAGTTTGCTAATCCCGCTTTAATGAGCGCTACGGGCCAGTCTAAGCGTGATGAGAAGCAGGCTCATGAAGTACTAATATCTTTAGCGAACGGCGAATATAAGCCAGAACCAAGAATATTAAACGCTTCTTACACAAGCATGATATTACCAACTAAACAACACGTTGGGTTAAAAGAAACAAGAACACGCCCTAGCTACACAGAAGAAGCAGGCACTGGCTCTAATGGATATGATAGAAATGTTGCTGAAATTAGAACTTTCTGGCGTGATTCACTAGCAAATAGAAAGCGTACAAATGCATTCTATTCTTCTAGCAAAACTGGTTCATTGAACAGTTTAAATATTGCACAATTAAGTGCATCAGCTACATCGTCTGCATACACGGGTTATATTCGTTATAGTGGTACATTATTATATGTCCCACAAATTACAGCTAGTAAAAATTATCAAGAATATTACGATGCAGTTAATTCTTTAGAAAATAATAATTCTTATTCTATTAATTTAGTTAGCGGCACTGATTATACCCAAAATCAACTATCTATTGATTCTTCTATAATGGGCGATTTAGCTGGATTTGACGAAATAGAGGCTAGAAACTTTTTAGCTGCTCAAAGTGGCACATATTACTTACAAAATGTTACTAAATCAGATAATGTTGAACAGGTAGAATATTTTAAATATGATCCAAGTTATAATTTTGTAAGACCAAAACCATCATATACTTATAAAATTCATTATCCAAGTTGTACATCTGTATATGGTTTTCTAACACCAATATCTCCGGGTGTAACTTCTTCATATACGGGTTTTAAATATAGACAATTTATAAATGAAGGAATGACTTATAATACTAATATTATAGCAGGGAAGAATCCTTGGTATAATACTTATGAACAATTTTTTGAAGATTTAAGACCCTATTCAGCCAATAAAACTATATTACCAGAATATAATTTTAGCGAACACGGCGATTATTATATAAAAGAAAAGAATGGCGATTATACATCACAGCCGCCAGAAAATTATATTTCATTTGACGGAAGCGATGTGTCCGTTAATTCTATAGATGGCGCTTATAATATCACCGATAAATTAGATAATTTTATATTAAATGATTTAGAAGGTGAAAAGAAGATAAAATTACAAATAGATGGTATTAAAAAATTATTACCATATAAAGGATTTTATCCACAAGAAAGAACTGTTCAAATAGTTGATTTATTTCAAAAGTCTTTCTTTGATATATCAATGAGTGATATAACTGGGGGATATCCAACATTAGTCGGTAATAAAGATAGAGTTAGGGCTGGTTACCAAGAAACATCAGGTTCACCATTAATACAACAAATGCAAACTTTATTGCAACCTTATTTTGCTCCGGGTATATTATTTAATACTATAAAATCTGGAATAGCCGTTGATTGGCCAACAATGTATTCAGGAGCTTTTAATTATTATAATAACAAACAATGGGTTTTACCGGGCGGTCCTCCTCCGTATGCTGTTCCGTTCCCAATGCGTAAACATGTTACGTCTTCATTTGCAAATTCTTCTACAGATAGCAACATTGTAGTGCTAAGTGGGAATTTTGATATAAGAGTTCCATTTGAATCTTTATTAGATTTACGAGGATATGATGAAGATATCAATAAATATTTAAATTATTTAGATCCTACTCGATATTCTAAAGAAACAAATTTTTTGTATTCAAGTGATTTAAGAAAAAATCCTTTATTTTCTTTTAATAACAAGTATTCAAAAAATAATCAAGGAAAAAAGTTTATTGATGACAGATATACATTAGCTATAAACAATTTCCTAGCAGAAACACCTAGATTCTTTTTAAAAGATCAACAACTAACAAGTTTTGATAGCGGAAAACAATCAAAAGATTTAAATTTCAAAGCTGGCGTGTCATATGAAATGTATGTAAAAATTGAAGCAACCCCAGATTTTAAAATGGTATTAGATACTACTAGCGAATATAATTACAATTTTGATGTTTACACGGGACTAGTGCCAACTTTTAATACAGTTAAAATTCCAGCTGCTTCTACTTTTGGTCCTCCGACACAATTCTTCAATTCTTCAACAGGCTCAGAGATTATATATGGCCATAAAGCATATGATGCAGCGGCGTATGCGCCATATGTTCCACCTTATTATTATGGCCCACAATATATAAAATTACAATTTGTTCCTACATCAAGTGGAAATTATAAATACGAAGATATTATTTATCAATTAACAGTATCATGCGAACCGGCAACTAGAGATTTAAATTATTATTTTAGCTCATCAATAAATTCTCTTGGCGGTGATGCATCAACTGGAGATTTTACCGGCTCTACCGCTTATGCTAATAGAATGCCTTTAAGTTCAAGTATTTTATATAATGTATTAGTTGATGATAAACAAGTTGCTTATAAGTTATCTGGAGAAGTTCAAACTGCAACACAAACTACTGATACATCATTAAGTCGTTGGAGAATACAAACAAAATTTGAAACCCCAGTATTAAATTTTAATACTGATTTAAATAAATCTATAAGCGTTCTTTATGAAACCGGCTCTCAATTTTCTACTACTACGCCTAAAGTTGGTGGCGGATTTACTACTATAAATCACAGTTCATCAATAACAAAGTTTGGTTTCACGGGTATGTGGGGCGGATATGCTCAAACAGGCTCTAATTCTGGCGTAAAATTATCTATTGAACCCGGAAAAGTAGCACCATATAACGAAATAGCGCCAACTGACGACTTAGCTTCTGCTTGCGGATTTGATACAAGCGCACAATCAAAGAAATATATTGGTCAAATAGCTCAAAAGAAACAAATCGGTGAAGCAATAGTCATGATTCCATTTACAAAGACTAGAAATCACATAGGAACTGATGAAAAGAAGGTAGACATAAATAAAGCCATCACAATTCCAGAAATTATTGGAGAAAACGGAAAGACATCCAATAACGTTACTAATGGACCATATTATTTTAATGTAGATAAAAATGTAATTAATGATGTTTTCAAAGATAATAATATATCTATTGATTTTAGAGATACAAAAATAACATACCAAGATATTAAAAATTTGCTTTCAAATACACAAAATATATCTAATAATTCAATTCTAAACTCAATGAAATTAATGACGCAATACGTCGTTCCTCCACATTTAGATTGGATTTTCGATAGAACAATTAAGCCTTTTGCAATGTATATTTTTGAATTCACACATGATTTAGACGGCGGCGAGTTAGCAGATATATGGCAAGGCGTTATGCCCACGTCAGCAATGGCTGCGACAAAAGATTCTGTCAGTATCGAACATGCATTTACAGAAAAAGAATTCTTCCACGGTAAAAAACTGCCAGATGATATTCAGTGGAAAGTATTTAAGGTAAAGAAACGTGCAAATTATCTATATGATAGCTTGATTAACGGCAAAGAAGAACGCTTTGTGTTTAATCCGGGAACATCAGAAGAATTAGTATATTCTTATAATTGGCCTTATGATTATTTCTCACTAGTTGAACTAGTTAATATTAAAGCTTCTTTAGAAGTTGATAACACTAATTTACAAACACAAGAAACAATAATAAACCCTTCAGAAATAGTTAAGGCTTTACAACAACCAGATTCTCAAAAAAGAATTGCAGAATTAGGAAAAAATACAAATAAAAAATTAAAAGGTGTTAAATAGGTAAATAAAATGTCTTTTTTTGATAGCAAACAAGAAACCATCAATATAGAGCTTACATCTTATGGCAAACTTTTGCTATCAAAAGGTAAATTTAAACCTGTTTATTATGCATTTTTTGATGATGATGTTGTGTATGATTCTTCTTATATTCAGATAAGCGAATCACAAAACGATATACAACAGCGTATAATGAATGAAACACCCATAAATAAACCGCAAACTATATTTACTGGTGCAGATAAAACAGTTAAACAAAATACAGAATTATACACAGAATACCAAAAAATATATAATAATATTTTGCAAGAAAACGAAATATTAAAATTAGTCGAGCAACAGGTAGAATCAGAAAAGAACTATGCTCTTTGTTTTCCAATAGGTAAGTCTTCATTTAATAGCGAATACCATCCCGCGTGGAACATCAATTTTATAAGCGGTGCATTATCTTCATCTGCTCCATATGTTGATAATTCAAATGGTAAAAGCGGTTCATTGCAACCATATCTAAAAATACCACAATTAAATTTAAAAGACAGCGTTCAAGATGTTTTATTAATAAAAGAAGATGGATTCGTATTACCCCCAGAAGAATATGAAAATGTTGGTTTTTTAATAGACGAAGAGGGAAATACTACTACCATTAATATAAAACTAGATCAATATTTATTAGAAGTTTTAGAAAAAAATGTTGATGACGCAAAAGAAAATTTTGATATGGAAGTGTTTATCGAAGAACCAAATGTATTAGATCCAAATTCTAATTACTGGAGGCAGCTTAATTTTATAAAAAAACCAGTTATAATTAAAGATAATATTCTTTTAGATAAACCAGAAATACCAGAGAATATTGAAAATTTATATAAAAATCCAAACTTTGTCGAACACTACTTAAATATATTAATAGACGATGAAATCATTTTACCAGCTAAACAACAAATTAAGGTTGGAACATATGATTCTAATATTACGCCAAGTTCTATCGGAGAAGATTGTTAATGTTTTTTGCATTTAATAAAGAACAAATAAAAGCTGCAAAAGATACAGTTTTTCCAAGCGCTGGATATATTAACTTATCATCGGCTATTATCGATAATTATGGTCCTAATTATACATCTATAAAATTGTCGTATATTTTGCAAGACGTTTTAGGAGATTTAAAAGTTTTTAATGTTTTGACAGCAAAAAAAATGATGAATCTCAGAATTTTTGAAATTTCCAGTCAACAAATGCAGGATGAATTAGCAAACATAAAAAATATTAAAGACTTAAATTCACTCTTAAAAAGTTATGGAGTTTATTATAAGGACGTTAATGCTGCTGTATCATTCGTAGGCGATCCATATAAGCTAGAAGAGCATTATGTACAAAATAATAATGTATTTTTAAATTATAATTTTGATTTCTTATTAGCAAAAAAAGATCCAGAATATTTGTCATTTGGCTGCGTATTTTATTATGATGTAAGTGAATATTGTTTAGAAAATGAAGTATTACAAGACAACGTAACTTACGAAGCTATTTTTGGTGAAATAAAAACTTTTAATTTAATTAACGCTAAAAAACCAGCTTCCGCATCATTAAAAGATTTAAGAATAGTAAAAGATATATTTGCGATAGATAGACTTTATGAACAAACGAGTCTTAAAACTACTGGTGTAAAAATACAGAGCGTAGATAATAAAAAAATACCTAATAAACAATTTTTTTCTAATATATATTACACAAAAAAAAGCAGCACAGAATTATCAGCTTTATTTAATTTAGACTTTTTTAAATTAGTATATGATAATTCTCCTTTAAGAGAAGTAATATATAAAAGCGATTCTGTTGAAAAATTATTGAATCAATCGACAATAAGCCATTTCAAGTTTAAGAGAAGATTAGTTAAAGAACAATTTAAAAATTACGTTCCAGTAGAACAAGAAAGTTCAGATGTAATTCAAACATATGAAAATACATCAACTGGTTTATTGACAAGCGTTGATGATAGTTTCGGTTCTGTAAAAGAATCAGCCATATATACTAATGAAGATTTAAAAATCAGGACTTTTCAACTTCTAGATAAGAAAGTATATTCTACTAAAAAAGGTATATATCAATATGGTGTTGAGCTAAAGGTAGTAGATGGCTTAATAGAATATCTATACAACTTAACAGATCAACTTTTGCTTGATAGCAGTTTATTAAAAAAATATTTATCTGAAACAGATAAGTTTGTAACGATACCAAAAGATTCAAGAAATATAAATCCACATTTATTGCTTAGTTCAGCAATAAAGACTGGCTATTATGATCCTTTAAGTGCTCGATTCACGCCAGCATTTTTATATAACGTATTTCCACAACAATATCAAAGCGATATATTAAAGGTAATTGCGAGATATGTCGAGTCTTTAAGTATATTGGGCATGTTAAAAACATCTGTAGAGGATACAACTTCAGTATTTACTTCTCTTTTAAATCCTTCTTTTGCAACAGCTCAAACTATTTCTTATTTTATAAAAGCACATTCTAAGTTAATATCAGAAATTAACAAGATATTAAAAGAAACAAAAAACAACTATTATAAATTAGAATATTGGTTTGAAAATGATTACGTAGATGCTTCATATGATTCTTCACTTGGTTATGAATTTATAGAATATGATTCTAATACTGTTATGCAAACAGCAACAGATGATTATATCAAGATTAGAACCGATGAAGAAATAAAGAAATATTCTAATAATGGTTCAATAAGCGCCGAGCAACAAAAAAATAAATATGCATTTTTATCACCAATAAAAGTAACCGCTAGAACTAAAACATTAGAATTAGATAAATTGCTTGAAGAAAAAAATACTTTTGCTTTGCAAGAATATAAAGATACAGAATTAGATATAAAAAGATATAATTTATTAAAAGATGCCGATAAAGAAGTAATAGTAAGCGATTTAACCAAAGGCTTGAGTGCAGAACAGCAAAAACAAATATTAAAGAGCAACAGAATATTTAATAATAAATCTGTGTCTCTTGAGATAGTTCAAGATAAAAATGCATTAGTTAGCGGCAGTGAATATAAGGTTATTGATTATGTCGATCCAACTATGTTGCAATTAGGCTTATCAAAATATATTAATTACTCTAATAATAGTTTTATAAACAAAGCCACTAGTTTATCGCAATCTTATAGCTTACAAGCTGACTTGCTAAAGCAAAATAACAGTAGATATTTTGATAATACAAGTGATTATTTAAATGATTTAGATATTAATTCTAAATATCTGTTCTTATATTCTTCAATTCATCAAATAGAATATTTAACTTATAAACAAAATTTGAAAGATGAAGTATGGAAATTGTTTGATGAAGAAGCATACCGCAATCTATCAAATACTAAAACATTGTTTTGTCGTTTAAAGTTAGTAGATAATCCATTATTTGATCAAATAAAATTACCAGTATTTAATAGTTATTTCTTATTAAATTATATAGAAGGTGAAAAAACAAGTTCTAGAATGCCATTAGATAAGATACCAGAGGAACCACCAAGAGCACAATTTTTGCCATCGCTTCCTCCATATGTTCCACCAAAAAAACCTTTTGGTTTATCTAAAAAAGATATTAACCCGTCCGTGATGAACATTTTTAAAGCACCAGAAGATGATATTTATGATTTAGGAACACGTACTGGTACAGGAGTTAATGCAGAACAGGATGCTGCATATGAGGCTTATTTAAATAGTTTAGCTTCAGGTCCAGAGTTGCCACAAGAAATATCTCTTCCAACAGATGGTGCAACACCCAATGTTCCCGGCGATACATATGATAGTGACTCTGCTATGAGTATATTGGCACCAGATACAAGATATTCAATGTATGAAAATCAAGAAATAAGATTTGGTAACAATAATGATACTATTTTATTGAGATCACAAAATAAAAAGTATCGTTTAGTAGGAAGAAAATATGGGTTATTTTTGCAAGAAGTAGTAATTGATTCTATTGACTCTACAGAATCTGGCATAACATTGTGGGAAATTAGTGATGCGGAAGGTGCCCCAGATGGATTGAAAGATTTCGTAAAAGATAATGTTTGGGAAATATATGAAAATGGAACCGGAATAAGTAAGCTTGCTATCTTTGCTGGTACTTTATATGTTAGTAGCAATAAAAAATTAATAGCAAGATTATATGATAGTAGTTCTATAAATGGAGATTATACAAATAAATTAATTTTACAAGATGATGGTAATTTAGTATTTTATACTAGCGATTATCAAAAACTTTGGGCTACTAATACTGATGGTGGTAAAAAATCTTATGCGCCCCAAAATTATAAAGGTCGCGCCGCAAAAGCATATGGGGATAATATAAAAGTTTATTAAAAATTTATGTCAAAAATAGATAAAAAAGTAAGAATCTTGTCCAACGATATTTATGAATTTTCTAAAGATCCATTTAGAAAGCTTGTGAGCGATTTGGATCCAAATACATTAGAAATAAAACTAAAGCCAGAATTTAACATATTTAATTATAATGAAGGATATGACAAAAATAATCAGATTCATTTTGGATTTTTTGAAATGAATTGTGCTAATGGTGCCGCATCTGCATTAGTTAATAGCATTAATAGTATCAAAGATCAAGAAATATATAATACTAATTTATTGTGCTATAACCATAAAGAAATAAATGAAGAAGTTAAGAAACAAGGCGAAGAAAATCTATCATTTACGTTAAAATTTGATACTAAATTTATCTATAGCTATCTTTCTAAAAATTATGAAACGTTCTTGAATGATAACAAAAATATTTCTGAATTAAAGCAGCCAAATTTTTATCAATTCTTAGGCGACAAATATATTAACAACACATTAAAGAAATTTATCGGTCAAGAATATTTTGTAGAACCACAAAATGTTATAGATTTAAATAACACCAGACCAGAGTTAAAAAATCTTACATTTGATTCAAAATTAGCTTTCAATAATACTCTAGCTAATTATAATGGCGTTCTTGGACTTTTTAATACTTTTGCTCCTCAGTTTCCATTTTATTCAGATATTAAAATAGATTATCATTATAAACCAGAAAATAATATCAGTGATTTATTTCATGATAAAAATTTATATCGTTTGTTATTAGAATATGCTAGCAAATATAACACAACAGATAAAGTCGCTGTATCAAATAGCGGATTGTTTACGGGAATTCAGCAGATAAATAAAACATATATTCAAAATAATTCCACATTACAACAAACATTAATTAATAAAAATGTCGGTAGTGGCTTTTTTGACAAATTATTAGAATCTACCAAAATAAATACTAGAAGACTCCCTGAAATAATTGATGGCGCAGAAACATATTCAGAAGTAATAGGTTATGTTTTAAATAAGTATGATACATTTGGTCCTAAATCTACTCCAATACAACAAATAATATTTCCAAATTTGGGTAATAACTCGTATGTAAATTACATCGATACCCAAATAAAATATAATAAAAGATATAAATATACAGTAGATTTATTAGTTTTGTCTGTAGGTGTTTTGTATAAGTATAAGTCCGCAGCAGCTACTTCTAATACAACAATCTATGTAGATTACTCTTATCAACCAAGAACTTCATTTTATTTAATTAAAAACAACGTAGAATATACAAATAAATTGTTAAGCTATCCGCCTGTTAAACCTTATGTAGAATTTTTACCATATGTTGATACGGATAATAAATTTAAATTAACATTATACAGAAATAGCGTACAAAAAACAATAGAAAAACCAATAAGTATTAACGCCTCTGATGAGACTATATTTGAAGATCTAAAAGAAGTACAAAATTCTTTGGATAATACAATTACTTTTACATATGATGATGGAAATGCGACAAAATTTGAAATATATAGAACTGTCGATAAACCTTCGGCGTATACAGATTTTAATGGTAAATTGTTAACAATAATAGAAGCTAATGATTTAGATAATATTAGTTATCAAGATACAATAGCACCAAATAAATATTACTATTATATCTTTAAGGCTATAGATTACCACAATCAATTTTCAAATCCAACAGAGATATATGAAGTTATATATTCAAACGGTTCTTTAAATATCAAAACTTTAGATATAAAAATTCCGGAACAAGAATCAGCCCTAACATTTAGAAGATTCTTACAAGTTTCACCATCAATTGCTCAATTAGAAGCACAAGAAGGAACAAATGATGTAGTTTTGGGTATCATTAAAGATTCATTGTGGGACAAAAAGTTTAAGATTAGATTAACTTCTCGCTCAACTGGTAAAAAAATCGATTTTAATTTAACTTTTAAATATAATAAGAGATATAATTAAATAAATATCTATTTTTCATACTAGTTATAGGAAAAGAATCAAGAGGAAATAAATATGGCATTTTTGGACAATTCTGGTGATATCATTTTAGACGCTGTTTTAACTGATACTGGTCGCATGAGATTAGCCAAGGGAGATGGTTCATTTAGAATAGTAAAATTCGCATTAGCAGATGATGAAATTGATTATACTACATATAATCGTAACACAGGCTCTGCTTTTAGTGATTTAGAAATATTACAAACACCCGTTTTAGAAGCATTTACAAATAATTCCGCAACAATGAAAAGCAAATTGATATCTATCAATCGCAATAATTTGCTATTCCTCCCAGTAATTAAAGTAAATAATCTAACAAGCAACGGTAATGAATTTGCTATTTCTAATTTAGTGTCTAATGGTTATATTTTAGCTGTTGATCAAGATACACAAAAATATCTTACACAAGACGGCTTAACATATGATTCAGTGCCAGTAGGCAAAAAAGGTATATTATTAGGTAAGGATTATACTGGTGGAGCGGGCATAAAGCTAGACCAAGGCATTGATAACGCTCAAATACCAGCTTCTTCAGTATTAGATCCAGATTTGAAAGAAACACAATATTTGCTTGAAATAGATAATAGATTAGCCAGTATAGTTGATATGAATGGAACTAAATTAGCTACTCCATCTTATATTGATGATGACAATATTGCTACTTATTCTTTTTCATTCGGCGTAGACACAGAATTCGTAGATAATATCCCACCAGATCCAACAAATCTAAGCGCTGGTCAAGTTATCGCTGGTGCGAGAGGAACATACTTAAAGTTTAAATTATCTTCTGCATTAGAAGTATCCACAAGCAATAGCTTGTTTGATAAACTTGGCAATTCTATGACAGTTGGTGCAGGCGGATTCCAAAACGGATCTATTACAGCAACATCTGTTAATTCAATTTTAACAAGCGTCAGAATCTCAGGTGTTACCACCGGCAATTACATTGACATCCCATTATTGGTTGTCAGAAAAACATAATATAAAAGGAATTAAATAATGTCTACAACCTTTAAGACTTTATTAGAAGACGATATCGTATCTACTAGAACTTTATTACATGAAAATATCCCAGTAACTGGAACAATTGTATCTAGTTCTGTTTACGGTACATCAAGTATCAAATCTTTTAATCATGGCATGTTCCAAACAGTCTATGATTACCCTTATTTAAGTTCTTCTGCTAACCAACTATTTGACATGACTATTGGACAAACATCCGATTCTATCGGTAGTAGTTCCTCAGATACATATGCCAAAAAGAAGATTAACATATATAATCAAATGGCGCAAGTACTTGTAGGACATGATACAACTGGTTCTATATTACGTTTCGACCGCGATGGCGATGCTGCAACAGCCGGTGATAAATTCACATCTATGTTCTTCTTGAACTTCTCACGCTTGTTAGTAAAAGACGAAGTTCAAAAAGGTAGTTTTGAACTAACATTAGGAATTGCTTCTTCAAGCTTATTACCTTTTGCTAGCACATGTTCAATTAGTGATTCTGACGGTGTTAACAATTATAAGATTAACTCCCCAACAGGAGAATATGGTATATTATATGCAACAGGAGCTAACTTAAGCTCTAACCCAAATAATGCTGTTGGATTTATATTTTATCAAGCTGGTGTTGCTGCTATATCAACTGCAATTTTTGCACAATCTGGTACGAATAGTCCTTCAACAAACATGGCCAACAACACTTATGGTCAATTAACCGGTACTCTTAATGCATCTGCTAATAACTCACAAGCTTGGAATATTCAAGATCTATTTACTTCTGGTACAATCGATCAAGCAAATGCGGCTTTAAGAAGCCGTGTCAAGAATGTCACTTTCAATAACACTACAGAATTAAACTCAACAATTCATTTCTGTCGTGTAAATCATAATGAATTTAATTATAGCTCTAATCCAACTTACTTGTCTTCAAGCCAAATAAGAGTGAAAGAAAAAACATCCGATGCGCCAATTTCATATATTACAAGCGTCGGACTTTATTCACCAGACAATGAATTATTAGCTGTAGCTAAGTTATCTGAGCCTATCAAAAAAGATCCAACACAAGAAATGATTCTTCGTGTTAGATTAGATTACTAAAATGTCTTACAAAAAGTTCCAACCCGGAGATATATTATTTAATACAATAAAAACTAAACCTAAATATAAGTTTAAGTTTTATAACGGAAATACTTATTTTAACAATGGAACAGAAAGTAATATATACTTACAGAAATTAAATGAAGAAATAGTAGTTATACCGCCATCAGGATGTTTGTTCAATAATGCATACGATTTTAGTTGTGCGGATAATTCACAGTATATTGCAACAATTTAAGGTATAGAATATGTCACTAAATATTAAAGACGGAAATGGATCGTCGCAAACATTAAAAACTAGCTTAGATGCTGGCGATCTAGTTCCACACCATATAGTAGATGGTACTGTAACAGTTTCCGCCTCTTTATCAAATCCAATCCCAATAACTGGTACTATAGCAGTAACTTCTTCAATCGCTTCCCCATTGTATGTTACTGCTGTCCCAGTTACAACAGTAATAAAAACCGCCACTACATCTTTTACTTGGTCTACAGCTGCTAGCGGAACATTTAATTTAGTAAGCGAAAGTGTAAGTCGTAAGGGATTAACTATTTTTAATCCCGGTCCTAACAATTTATATATTGCTTTTTCAACTGCCGGTGGCACAACTCACGGGTTTACCTTAACCAATACCTCCAGCGCTCCTTCAAATTATTCATTCATTCTATATCCGTCTGGGACTTACGTATCAGAGCCAACGACAGTTGGAGTATATCATGGCGGATATTTCGTAAGCGGCTCTTCATCTATTGGTGTTTTTGCAACAAGTATATCGTAAAAAACAAGATATTTTGTTTTTATGGTATAATTATATATTATGCCGCCTATAGATAAAACAAAGAATTACCGTTTTATGCCCAAAAACGGTGGTTCCAATTCATTCAAATCTACTCCACCAACAGATTATAAGAAATCTGCCTATGGAACTATATTAACAAGCTCGTCACCGAATTCAGCTTCTATAAAGATTGAATGCCTTCCATATTCTACTTCTAGAATAGCAGATAGAAAACATATATATGCACTAAAGAATGTTTTAAATAGCTATTCTACTATTAGCTCCCACTATGAATATAGTTCTAGCCAAGGTTTATGGAATAAAGAAACACAAAGAATAAATCTTATAAATATTCCAAGTATTTTTTATGGCTCCTCAATTAATAGAGGGACCGTAGAACTATCTTTTGAAGTTTCTGGTACGGTAATAGCACAATTAAACGATGTTAATAAAAATGGCGAATTAATACAAGTTTCCGGAAATTATGGCTCTGGGAGTGTAGCTGGAGTTGTTCTTTATAATGAAGGATTTATAATATTAACTGGTAGCTGGCCTTTAGACTCTGTACATCAAGAAACATACGATTCTGGTTCCAGTCCGGATTATCCACGTTGGATTTTCTGGGGCTCTGGGAATAGTTCTTGTACTGTTGTTGCACCAAGTTCTAGTTATGATTTAGATTTTGAAGGTATCAACTATGTTAATACCATAACCATGTTTGCTCATGCCGAAAAGAATGATTTAAATCACTCTAATAATCCAACATATATAGATTATTCTAATTCTAGCAATTTTAATGCAGTTGCCACTTCAACAACATATAGTGAAAACGAATTTTTAAATATCAAAAACACTACCAAATATCTATATGACAATTATACGGGTAGCTTAGAAAAGCAAACTTTTATAACTAAAATTGGTATTTACGATGAAAATAAGAATTTAATAGCAGTCGCTAAAGTATCTAAACCTGTTAGAAAAACAGAAAATAGAGATTTTACCTTTAAACTAAAGTTGGATATATAAAATGTCCGAAACATTAATATCAGAACAAACAAAGAATGTTATTTTAGCTCAAAGCTCCATTGAGACAATGGATGCAGCTTTTCTTGAATATGTAGAAAAATTAAATATCCATTGTGATTCTATCAACGATAGAATTAAAGTACCAGTTATATGGTCTTCAGCAGAAAGATCATTCCAGATAAAAAATAATAAAGCTCTTAGAGATAAAAATGGCTCTTTAATACCTCCAATTATTTCTTTAGAAAGAGTAAATATTACTAAAGATCCTAATAAAAAAGGTAATTTTCAAGCTAATTTATCACCAAAGCAAGACAGATATTATGTTACCAAGGTTTTAAATCAAGATAAAACTTCTAACTTTGCTAATGCTGATACATTACGAAAAGAAAAACAGGTTAATTTTGTAACTTCAAAGAAAAATAAAAAATTAGTTTATCAACATATGGAAGTTCGTATTCCAGTGTATGTTACTGTGGAATACAAAATTAATATTTTAACCAATTATCAGTCACAAATGAATGAAATTATTCAACCATTCATAGCTAAAACAGCACAAAATTACTTTATAATTTCTAAAGATGATTATCGTTTTGAATGTTTCATGGATCCGTCATTCAACCAAGATAGTATAAGTGATCTTGGCGAAGAAGAAAGAAAATATAAATCTTCAATTACCGTTAAAGTATTGGGTCAATTAATAGGCGAAGGTAGCAATACAGAAGATAAAATTGTCAAGACTGCCGAAAATGCTGTGGAGTTAAAGATACCCAGAGAAAATGTAATTTTTGATGTCTCTAAGAAGAAAAAAAAGAAAAAAGAATTAGCTAATCCAGCGTTTAACGAAGGAACCTTGATGGGTTCTGGATTGGCATTCAAGAAAACATTTTTAATCGGCAATAATGTTGATACTCAATATATTATAAATCACAATTACGGAACACAAGATTTATTTATAACAATGAGAGAAAACTTTGGAGAATTTCAAAAAGTAGAATTTTTCTGTTTATTCCAAGATGCGAATACTTTAATTATTGATACTGGTGATGCCATACCCACCGATTCGTATGTTATTATTCTTGTTGGATAATTTTCTTTTTGGCTGATCAAAAAAATCAATAAATACTTTTTCTAAATTTAAAACTATTTATTATACAGCGGTTTTAATCGGTTGTTTAGGTTAAAACGCTATTTTTTATTCGCCCAATGGGCAAGGAAAAGTATTACAATGGCAAATCCATTAAAGATTTTAACAGTTTTGACAGCATCCCAAGCTGCAAAATTTGAACAAGGTTTAGATGTAAACGGCCAAAAGCTCACTAGCGTAGCCGATGGTACAGTAAATTCTGATGGCGTTAACTACGGACAATTAACAGCAGCTTCAGGCGCTATTAAATCCTACGTTGATGCAGCAGACCAACATTTACAAAGCAATCTTGATGCAGCTTCTGGTGCATTAAAGAGCTTTATTGATGGCGTAGATACTGCACAAACCGCAGCTAACGCTTCATTAAGCAGCAGCATGAAAACATACGTAGACGCACGTGATACAGCAATTTCTGGTGCATACAACACACGTCTTAACGTATTAAGCGGTGCAGTATCAACAGCAATCACTGCCGAAGCAACAGCACGCGCTGCTGCCGATGCAGCATTGTCAAGCTCTATGAAGAGCTACGTTGATGCAGCAGATGGCGTATTAGACGCAAGAATCACTAGCGTTTCCGGTGCTATTAAGTCTTACGTAGATGCAGCAGACACAGCACTTTCAAGCTCAATGAAGGGTTATGTAGACGCAGAAACAACCCGTGCATTAGCAGCAGAAGCAGCCATTTCTGGTGCATTGGCACAAGAAATTGTTGACCGTGGCACAGCAGTAACTGGCCTTTCTTCTTCTATGGCAGCATACGTAGATGCAGAAAAAGCCCGCGCATTAGCAGCAGAAGGCGTACTCTCTGCCGCTATTGCACAAGAAGTTAGTGACCGTGCAGCAGCCGACACAGCATTATCAGGTGCTTATAACACCCGCGTCAATGCATTAAGCGGTGCAGTAGCAACTGCAATTCTTGCAGAAGCAACAGCCCGTGCAAGCGCTGATACAGCATTATCAACAAGCATGAAGTCATACGTTGATAGTACAGAAGCAGCTCTTTCCGGCGCATTTGATACACGCATCAACAACTTATCTGGTGCAGTAAAATCATACGTTGACGCTCAAGACAATGCTCTTTCTTCTTCATTGAAGACATACGTTGACGCACAAGACACCGCTGAAGCACAAGCACGCGCAGCAGAAGATTTAACCTTCTTGAAATTAGATGGTAGCCGTGCAATGAGCGGCGCTCTTAACATGGGCGGTCAAAATATCGTTTCTGCTAAGAGCGGTAGCTTCTCAGGCGACGTAACAGTTGGCGGTAACTTACAAGTTAACGGTCAATTAACATACATCAACAGCGTAAATCTTGAAGTAACTGATAAGCTCGTAACTATCGCAAAAGGTGCAGCTAACGGTGCAGCAGCAGACGGCGCAGGTATCGAAGTAGACGGCGCAGGCGTAAGCTTCAAATATGACAACGCAGCAGGCAAATGGGTATCTGACATTGGCTTAGGCGTTGCAGGCGAAGCAAGTTTCGGCGGTGCAATGAAGCTTTCTGGTTCTGCATTCTCAAACATCACCACTCCAGTAGTAGGTGGCAAGTTTGACGTAAGCGATGCAATCCACGCATTAGACGTTAAGGTTGGCTCAAACGCTAATGCATTAAGCAACGCATACGATGCATTACGCTTAGTAGTAACAGGCACCATGAGCGGTGGTCAAGTTATTGTTAACTTGTCAACCGAAGGCGGCGCTCAATTCGCTGTTGCACAAATTGCAAACATCGCATTGGACGTAATGGTTGATGCAGACGGCACTGGTTACACCAACGACTTGGTAGCAATCAAGATGTATGTAGATGGCGCATCATTGAAGGTACAAATCGATGCACCAGCTACACCAAGCGCAGCATTCCGCTTAATCGCAGTTAACGAAAAAGATGGCGGTTTAGCAGTATAATATAATCTAATGTAGTTTAGATTAGGGGGGAAGCAGAGATGCTTCCCCTTTTTATTTGGCTTATTTATAAATAAAATGGCCGAATTAATTAAAAATTAATATTTTTTAATTCTATATAATGGCTGTAATAATCTATATTTGGCTGATGGTTGCTATTTTAATAAAATAAAAACTAATTAGTATATATGCGCCATTAAGCTTACGGCGCTATTTTTTTATTTGCCCTTTGTGGCAGGAGATTTATTACGATGGCCGACATAAGAAATATTAAAATTCTAGGCACCGTCGAAGCTTCAACAAATTCTAGTATTATTTTAACTGGTTCTAATACATTAATTAAAAAAGTATTGGACGATGGAAAGGTATTATTTGAAGTAAATGACAGTCAAGTAGTGGTTAGCGGTAATATAATGTTATCAGGTTCAGGAGAGTTCAATAACGTCTCTAGAACTAATAACGGCATGTATAGCATTGATACAGCCTTACATGCAATAGACCAAGCAATAGAAGATAAAGGAGCGGAAATAAGAAGTGCCTATGAAGCAGTACGCTTTAGACATTTTGGCACTCTTGGTCCTTATGGTTTAACAAGACTTAATTTAACACAATTAGCAACATCTGGTTCACAATATTTTGCTTCTGGAAATTTAAAAGATATCACAATCGATTTATTGATAGATTCAAATGGAGATGGCGTTTATAGAAATGATATGGCAAGTATTATTTTATTTGTCAGCGGCAGTAATCTATATGCCGACATAGATGCTCCAAGTGCTGCTGGTAATGCATTTAGATTTATTGCCGTAAACGAAACATTATTAGATGTTATAAACACAAGCGCTTCATACAATACCCCATCAAGTGGTGGCGGCGTAACAGCACAAGAAATCTCATCTTCGTTCGTACAAATTAGCAATATTAATGATTCTTTAGCAGGATATGCAACTTTATCTGGAGTTTCTGCGTCATTTGCAACCCCAGCGCAAGTTACCAGTTCATTAACTTCTTCTAAAATAGCTAATTTTACCAATGATGTTAGATCAAAGTTTACTGCCGGTACAAATATTACAATTACAAATGGAGTAATTGATGCTGCTAGTACAGGTATCACTTCCACACAAGTAACAAGTGCTTTAACGCCATATGCTACTTTATCTGGAGTTTCTGGAACCTTCTTAAAAACTTCAGATGCAAGTTCAACGTATGCTACAAATGCACAAGTTTCTACTACAGTCGCTAGTGCTTTAACTCCATATGCAACTTTATCAGGTGTTTCTAGCTCATTTGTTAATGCAAATTCTGCTCAGACAATTGTTGGCGCTAAAACATTTAACGGAGGTGCAAGCTTTGGTACTTCTATAAGTATGGCAGGTTTTACTTCTACGGCTAATTCAAACGTTCAAGGTGCATTAAGCATTAATGGTAATACTACATTAGGTTCAACTGGTGATTCTCAAGTAACATTTTATGGAGATCAAGTAAACATTCAAAGCAATACATTAAATTTTGCCAATAATTCTCTTCTTATTAATAAAACAACTGGTGTTGTTAGTTCGTCTGGTGGTTTTAATGGAATTTTTTTTGGTACTTATAATGGAAATGGTTCTAATCTATCGTCTGTTACTGCTTCATATGTTGCCACTTCATCTGCTATACCAACATTTACAAATGATGTTCGTAACCAATTTAGCGCAGGAACAAATGTATCTATAACTAATGGTGTTATTTCTGCAAATGGATTAGTAACTCCAACGCAAGTTACAAGCGCTTTAGCTCCTTATGCGACATCAACTGGAGTGTCTGGCGCTTTTACCACTCCAGCGCAAATTACAAGTTCTTTAACAAATTATGCAACATTATCTGGCGTTTCAGGAACATATGCTTCTTTGTCTGGTGTTAGTGGAACATTTGCTCCAAAAAGCAATCCAACATTTACCGGTGCTGTAACTGCAAGTTATTTTGTTGGCGATGGTAGTAATTTAACTAATTTACCAAGTGGTGTTTCGGCAGCACAAGTTTCTGCTTCATTCGCAACATTAACAGGAGTTTCTAGTTCTTTTGCTACTCCATCTGCTGTATCTGGCACTTTTGCTCCTAAAAATAACCCAACATTTACAGGAACAACAGTAACTGCCACTTCTAGTTCAGTTTCTATTGCAGATATTAGCGGCAGCAATAATTATTCTTATCTTGGCAGGATGCTGTTCTCCACCCCATATGATGTTAGTAATACATATATTGTCTCTAACGGCAATTACAATAATTATTCTGGTGGCGGTGGGGGCGCTAATAACACGGTTATTGGAAGCAAAATGATAAATAACTCTGGAAACGGAATAACCGCTTTGGGAGCTTCTGCCATTTTTGTTACTAACGGGTCGGGTGATACAGCCATAGGAGCGTTCGCAATGACCAGTTGCTCTTTGGGTTCATATAACACAGCCGTTGGTTTAAGTAGCTCATTTAAGCTTTTAAATAGTAATAATAACGTTTCCGTAGGATATAATAGCTTATATAGTGCCGTTACTAGTAATGGTAATACTGCTATTGGCGATTCAAGTTTAAAATCGCACATTAAACCAACAAGCGGCAATAATGGTTATAACGTTGCTGTTGGATATCTTGCTGGTCAAAATATGGTTTCTGGTTCTTCTAATATTTTTATTGGAACTTCTGCTGGAACGAGTATTACAAATATGCATCAAGGAGTAATCATTGGCAGTAACAATGGTTCAACTGTTGATAATACAACTGGTTCAATAATCATTAGTGATGGCGGTGGAAATATTCGTATTAAATCAGATAGTACTGGTTTAGTCACTATACCCGGTGCTCTTACAGTGACAGGAACAGTTAGTATGTCTAGCGTATTAACATTATCTGCACAAGCAACATTGCCAGCTGGCGCTGTAGGAATGATGGCAGTCTCCGGTACACATCTATATTTCCACAACGGCACTGCTTGGACAATGGTAGTATAATAATTTAATAAATATGTACGTTTGATTGGGTGACAGAAGTTTTGTCACCCTTTCTTTTTAATAAAACTATTTATTACTGTGAAACGTAAAATAACCTATCTTATTAAAGATTTTGACAAGATAATGAGAGAAATATTGCCACATACAGGTGATTTTCGCAAAGAAATAACATTATTAAGTAAAAAAGGCGAGTTTGAAGAATTAATAGATAAAATGGCAGAAAAGTACGATAAAATAATAGAATTAATAGAACAGGAAAAGGAATTACCAGATGAAATATAAGTTTTCTTTCCTACAAGTGACTAATTGGTTAATGATTTGTCGTAATAATCTTAAAAAAATTCGTGAAGAAGCTAATGAAGGATTTGAAAATAAAGAAGAAGTTATAAAAAAACTAAAAAAACAAAAAGCAGATTTACTCTTGGTAAAAGATATATTAAATAGAAAAGTAAAATTACACGGTATTAGTCCAGATTTTTTAAAAAATTTAAAGGCCATTAAAGCAGAATATGGCATTGAAGAAGGAAAATAAAAATGGCAGTTCGTCCAGTTAAGTTTATATCCGACGTTTTAACAAAAAAACAAATTTTTAAAACTGACATCGATGATAATATTTTATTTAATGTTTCCGGTTCCTTATTGGAAGGTGGTCATGTAAGTTCTTCTTTTCCAGTTACTGCTAGTGGTTTATATATTGACGGTAATGCTTATATAACTGATACCATACATGCAAAACGTATGCACGTTACAGAAGTTACTACTTCTGTTTATTACGAAGATTCCCTTTCGGCTTCAATAAATGCCTTACAGGATGTTTCTGCATCTGATGCTGTCATCGGTCAATATTTAAAATGGGATGGAGTGAATTGGGTACCTTATACTTTAGATGTTACTGGCGCAATACAAACAGCCCTAGATAATGTAAATAATGTTTTTCTATCATCTAGTAATATAGCTGTAGATTATTTTGATTTTGATGGAACAAAATTATTAACATTTAATCAATATGGTCCCTCAGATATAGAGTATATCAGCCTTGATGTAATGATTATGCAAGAAGGAAGTAGCAATTACACAAATGATTTAGTATCTGTTTCTATGTTTATTAATATTTCCGGTTCATTATCAGTTCAATTAGATGCACCAGCATTATCTGATAAGGACAAATTTAAATTATTATTAAACAAACAGATAAATAGTATATTATAATAAGGCATGATTCTTGGTTTAGACATTTCAACATCAATAACTGGTATGACTGTTTTAGATGATAACGGAAACGTTGTACTTATAGATATTGTTGATATGCGTTCTAAAAAATTTACTAGCTTCTTCCTTAAAGCCGATGCTGTAGAACGGCGG